TGCTGAAGCGGAACGCTCCAGAACCTCACCAATACCCGCAGAGCTGATGGAGAAGTTATTACCAACTTCATTATATGCGTCAATGATACTGATAGAGTCTTTTGCCTCAATATCAAAAGCCCTCATTGCAGTAATCATATCTTTGGTAGCGGTATTAATATCAATACCATCACCAACATTTACATATACTGCAGCATTTTTTGCTAATTCGCCAGCGTATTCAATACTTTCACCTAATCTTAACCAGTCGGCTGCAGAATTTCTTAATTCTACATTTGTGCTAGCAATTTCTTTTGCAGTTTGGGCTGTTTCTAATCTAAAAGATTCGTATGTTGATTCAGTTTCATCAGATACTTTACGAACTTCAACCATTGCAGCATCCATGCTTCTCAATGCTTCAAATCCGTATCTGCCGATGTTAATAACTTCATATAAACTACCGAAGGACAGTAAGTATCTTAATACTTCACGCCATTTGCCAGCCAAGTTATCAACAAATTGACTTAAACGATTGATGGATTGACCTGTTGCTCTTGTTGTAGCAGTAACTGTTTTTGTTAACTTGCCCATTGATGCTGTTAACTGAATTACTTCATTGTTCGCATCTTTAATTTGAGCAGTCCATTTCATAGTGCCAGAAGCTTTGCTTCCAGAAAAACCAGTAGACAGGATTTCACCATATTGATTTGCTAAAGCCTTTAATTCATTTTCGGCTTCATCTAAAGTGTCTACGTTGACATCTAAAATTACTGTATCTTTTCTTTCTAGTAATTCTAAAATTTCAACAATTTCTTTAACTCTACTTTCTACATAGAATTTCGCTTCATCAAGTTCTTGTTTATTAACATATCCACCTGAAAGTGTATTTTTTATTTTCGCATCAACTTCAGATCTTAATTCTGTTGCACGATTAAATAAGGTTTGATATGCAATGGATTGTTCCGCAGGATCAATAACAGAAAGTCTTGATGTTAGATCAGAATATTTCGCCTGGTTGGTTATTTTATTCTTTGTTGCATAAGCATCTTGAATTTTATATTTTGTTGCCTATGACTCTACAAATGCCCTCGCATTTTCATCATAGGTTAATGTTAATTGGTCAATTACACCTTTTTCGTGTTCAAATTCGGCAATAATTGAATTTTCTGTTCTTTTAACAATATTATATCCACTATCTAAATTATCCGCCCAAGAAGTGAAGATGTTTTCATTTCTACCATTTAAACCATGAACATCATAAAGTTTATTTCCGCCTTTTAATAAGTCTAATAACTTCTCAGCTCTTTTTAATTCATCATCAGATATATCTGTAATTGCACCATTTGTACGAAGACCGATTGTATCAATTAAAGAGTTTAAACCACGCTTATCATAATTTACTGAACCATCAGAATTCATTAACGCATGAGCTTCTTTTTGAATTTCACGCATTCTTTTAGAATTTGCTGTATCAGATTTTAGTGATTTCAATAGATTTTTAACATCGGCTTCATCTCTCAATGTATTGAATATATCGTCGGCATCTAAATAGTCCATACGATCTCTAGTTTGATACATTGAGCTTAATTTACTCTGCGCTGTTGTTAACTTTTCTTCGAAAATAGAATCATATACTTCATCAACATTCGCTTGAATAATATTGTCTAACTCAGACATATATCCATAAAGCTTCTTCTCTGATGGCAGATTATTTTTTAATGCCTGTAGAGGTAATTCACCTTCTTTGAATCTTTCTGTATAAACACTTCTACTAAACATCATTCCAGTTTCTCTGTCAAAAGAGATATTTTCAACCTCATCCATTGCTGAATTGAGATGATAGAACAATGTCATATTAGGTGAATCAGAACTTGTTCTTTCCATATATGGCATTTTAATATTTTTGCCACGCTCTTCTTTAATGTCCGCTAATTTTCTTGACGCTTCCTCTTCGGTTCTTATTCCTGTTTCAACAATCTGTAATTCTCCAGAAACATGTTTTTGAAGCAGTCGAAGATTTTTAAACATAGACTGTTTAATATTATTCAGATTTAAGATTTCTTCTTGTGTTAAAGGGTTGTTAGCTTCTTGATTTCTTAAATCAATAAATCCCTGAATTGCAGAATCCTGTGTATCTAAAATACTTTGTAATTCACTAGAAAGAGTTGTACCAGATTTTTTGATTTCATCTCTGATAGCAAGTGCATTCTGAAGTTCTTTATCAGAAATTACATTCTTAGGGTATTTTTTATCATCAAATGGCTTATTATTTACCTTCTTGGATTTTGATGAACGAGAGGTGGAGGTTCCAGAACCACTAGGGGTTCCATCAGGATTTGCTGTTGGATTAGGAATATCTCCAGTCGCATCAATTTCTGCAACAATTTTGTATTTTCTTGAATTTAATTGTGTTTGAATGTTAGTTAATTCTTCATCAGAAATTTCAACTTTCGGACGAATTACTAGATCCTTTTGAGTATCTACAGTGTCTTCTATGCCAGAGGCACCAAGTTCTTGCAGTTTCTCATTTAATTTCTTTTTTTCTTGCTCAAGAGCTAAATTTTCTTTGACTAACAACCTTTCGGTTGCTTGAATACGATTTTTAATGTGGTTTTCTTGATCTTTAAACATTGATTGAGCTCTCAAGAAAGGCTTAGTATCTTCATTTAAGAATGAGTCACGTTTTAGTTGACTCATAACATCTTCATGTTTTTCGACAAAGGCTACTATATCTTGATATGAAGAAATAATTGAATCGTAATATCCACGAGCTTCTCTGTTTAAATCAGCATATTGTTGTCTTTCATCCGCTTTGTCTGATGTCTCAAGTAACTTCGCTTTATTATTTAAAGTATCATATCTCTTTATCTTTTTTTCTAAATCACTTAAATAACTATCAAATTTTTTCTGAACAGCATCATCGTCTGTAAAATCAAATTGTTCTAAAAACGGATCTTTCTTATCTCTTAATCTTGGTTTGCGTAAATTATTTAAGCGTGTTTCAAATTCAGCAATATTTCTTTTATATTTATTAATATTTTTTTGAATACCAAGAACATCTGGATCGAACATGCCAGCCATTTCGATTTTTGCTTCTTTTGCTTGATCAATAATTAAACTGGCCGCATTACAGAATGACACAGCAAGTTCTTCGTATCCACCAGCTTGAGGCATCATTTCTTTTAGGATTCTCATTTCGCCTCTAAGTCTGCTAGTAAAATTATCAATACGTTTGTTTAGAGTTTTAAATGTTGTTTCATTTCCAGTGAAAGCATCTTCAATTGATTGTTTGATATCTTCAATATCGCCCAATGCATCTCTTTTAAAATTACTAAAGTCCTTCTTTAATTCTTCGAAATCGGGTGCCCCGGCCATAGCAGAAAAGGCTTCCTCGATTTCTTTGGCTTTCTTATCAATATCCGTCATATCAGCCTTAAATTTAATAAGGACTTCACTTACACTGCTTTGTCTCGCCAATTATATCACCCCTTGTTAAAATAAATATGCCTAACCAGATTTTTTTGCAACATTAATTGCACGTTGTATGTACATTTCTGGATTAGCAATAATTTCATTTTGTTTATCTATCAATCTCTCCAAAGGAGATTCAGTAGTAATTTGAGATGTACCATGATAACCCATCATAGCCATAGATAATACATATTCTTTTGGATCTTTATATACTTCCTTCATAGGTTCTGCGGAAACCAGTATACCACCTGTGTAAAATTTACCATGAGAATTTTTATAGTATTTAACATAGCCTTTATACAAATTAAAAAATCGGTTATAATACACTGGATCATAAGCATTATAAAACATTTCTACAGCAAAATAGTATTCACCAGCAAGAACCTCTCGAACTTGTGTGGCACAGCTTTTACAAATTATATCCGCAGCATCATAAATATCTGATATGATGCGATCCTTAATACCAATTTTTTTTGCCAATTACATCACTTTACCTTTTCTGGTTTTAATAACATATTTTGGATTTTTGTAAAATTCTTCATAAATTCTTTATTTTTAGCCAATTCATTTGCAATACCAGCGTGTTTTTCAACTACTTCCATTAATCTTGTAATTTGAGATGCGATGAACACATAATTATCTTTTTCATTTGCATATAAGTCAGATACCACCATTTTAAAAATGGCAGAAAATTCTTCTAAATCTCTGCCGATAGATTCTGTAATTTTATCAATTAGTCCGGATGCTCTTAGGCTATCATAATCTTCATGTGGACGTTCTTTGCTTACTTGCAAATCAGTATATAAAGAAATCACGGACATAATATACATCAGATATTCATTTGGAGAATTATTTAATAACACACCGGAAACTCTGCGGGCATTTGTTTTTACAAGTGTCTCAGAGTGAATAACTTTTACCGAAAATGGCACATAGGTTTTAATATTAATAGAATTTAACAATTTTGTTTTTTCTACATCCGTTTTAGCAGACTGATATTTATTTACAAATTCCTGTACATTCATTTTTTTAGATTCCATTTATTCCATCTCCTTATATTTTAGGCAAGTTTTATTATTAATATCAGCTTGAATTTTTCCATTCAAAGCATTTTTTAATATAGAACAATTACGTGCATAACGCTTACAGCCAACACATTTATCAATAAAATTATTTTTTTCTGATATATCATCAAAAATACCAAAGTAAGGGGCATCATATATTACAAGTTCAATTCTTGGATTTTTTGAATCATAATATATTCTATCAACACGCTCACAAACAAAATTGTCGTCATCCCAAACAACACGACTTTCAGTGATTGAATCCAATAAAAGCTTAAACTAATTATTAGTATCCATATCAATTCTAGGAAAATAGAATATACAATCGACATACAAATGCCTTTCACCATTTCTAAATTGCCAGCCTTGTTTTTCCGCTTCCTGTTTCACATAATCAATAAATTGCTTTTTATAATCTATTGATTCTCTTGTTTTATAACTCATCGCCATCTATCTATTTCCTTTTTTAACAACCCTATAAGCCAAATAGTGATTAACACTTGGGGGAACAGGGGAGACGAGATATAATTTATCAGTATTCTAACTCATACTTACACCATCTATCATAAAGGTCTGTCATAAAATCATTCTTTTCATAAACAAAGACCATTTTATTTCTAATTTTACTTGGGCTATAAATTACATCTAAGATATAATCAACACCGCCATTTGCAAACTATGCAGACACCTGTTGCATATTGCTAATATACCAAACATGCTCTGGATCATATTCTTTTCCGGTAACTCTGCTCTTAACTAACATCCAATTATCTCCTTTCAAAAAAAATGGGACACGCAAATAAAATGAATAAGCGTATCCCATTAGATTACCTATTCACTATATTTTTTGATTTTACTCAGATTTTGTTTTTTTTGTTCTTTTAGAACCTTTTTTATTAACCATTTCATCAACAGTACATGCAATTTTTTCATTCGCTGTCTCAGATTCAAGTACACTCAGATCGCAATTCATTAAAGTTTGAATTGCTTCGTCTTCAGAAATGTGTTCAAAATATTTTTGGTTAATTGTTTCAAAAATTGTTTTGCAATTTTCATCATGAAAAATAGTTCTCCATGCAGGTTCTTCAACATGACAATTATTGCAATAATGATATTGTTCACCACAAACAATACAAGTTCTATTTGCTTTTGCCATATAAATCCCTCACTTTCAAATTAATAAAAGGGGAGGGGTTAACCTCCCCATAATGGTTTTATTATTCAGCTTCGGGAATAACGATGTTGAACAGAACTTTTTTCTTATCGCAGTAAGCCTGTTGAGCTTTCATAGAGAAGGGGTGTTTGCCATCTGTTGTGAAGGACAGGTCAACATCAGAACTCAGTTTAGCGTTAGGGAAAATTACATATGCATATACCAGTGTTGTAGGATCACATACGTCACAACCCAGAACTTCCATGATAAATTTACCAGCTTTAGGGTAATTTACAGCAGAGTTTGTTACCTGAACAGCAGCAGCAGATTCTGTTTCGTATACTACGAAGAACTGTGTGCCATCTGCAACAGCTTCATTCAGTGTAACTTTCTTAGAAACAGAGTCGTAAGCAAATTCTGTTACACCAGGAGTGGATGTTGTTAATGTGTATTTCTGACCTGTTGTGCCGTCGCCTCTCAGTTCATAAATTTCAGAAATGGGAGCTTTAGGTTCTTTTACCAGAGAGAATGTTGCAGATTTTACTTCGCCTGTGAAGAATACGGGAGTTGTAATCTTTGCATCAGCAGAAGCGATTTCTTTTTCTGTACCCATCTGTGTAGCTAACAGGTTCAGGTCGAAGATAGAGTTGGAAGCAGAGAATTCAGCCTGTTTACCGTTCTGGAATGTCATGATAGGTGTGCCCAGAGCGTCAACAGCTTCTCTTTCTTCAGATGTACAATTCAGAGAGGGATCTTCGATCTGATTGATGGAATACATAACAGAACCATCTGCTGTGGATAACATTACGCCTCTCAGTACGTGGTCAATAACAAAGTTGTTAATATCAAAAGCCATATTTGTTCCTCCTTTTGTAATAAAAAAAAGAACACTGTCATTCAGTGCTCTTCATCCAATTAAATGCCTCTTTATCTATTTTTGATGTATCAATCATACCGCTGTAACTTCCCTGCAATAGCGCACAGGCACTCTTTTTTTTATTAATTTGTCTTATACTTTCAAATATTTCATATATCCCGACATTTTGAATGCTTTGGCTATTATATTTACATTCTTCGGTACAAATGAGTGATACAATTGTCGGTAGTAAAATAGAGGTTTGTTTTTTATCTGCATTTTTAAATTTTTTTTGCCTATCCAGTTCAATCAATTTTCTCTTGGTTAACTCGTTATACGATTTTTCGATTTTTGGAATTATACCATGTACTTTTCTAATATAGTCAACGATTACTCTATATAATAATTTATCAATAACAATAGTCGAATCTTTGTTGATTAAAACCGGCTCTCCAGTAACTTTATCCACTGCAGGATCAAAACTGGATATATCCAAATTACAAAAAACGAATTTCGAACATTCTTCTGATAAAGTTCTTGTTAGCATTATAAATAATTCAAAATCATCTATTTCTTCATAATCAATTCCCATATCCCAAAGGGTAGACTTCATATCACTTGGAATAGAACATATGGTGTAAATGAAATTAAAATATTCTTGTTCCCCAAAACTTGCAATTTCTCCAATTCTAGGTTGCTTTATTTTAATCATATTATTTACTTCATAATCCTACCCAAAAAACATTGAGAGCTCATCAAACTCTCTGACAGATGTCTCTAATGATAAATTCATTTACGCACCGTATTATTATAAACTCTACCTTTGTTCATTAAATCGGTTTTGATAATTGAATTAGGTGACTGAATTTCATATTTTAATGTTCTGCAAGAATAATATGTATCAGTAACTGATTCTTTGTCCTATATTAATTTCGCCTGTTTTCCAAATATATGCGACCAATTAAAAATATCTTTCACTAAGTAGGCTAATAAATCATGTCTTGCAATACCATATTTTGTATTGATATTTTGTGATTCGCAGAAAATCACAAAAGTAATGTTTGCTATTTTCATAGCATTGTTATGATAAGAATCCTCAACCAAATCAACTTGAAAACAAATATAATTTTTAACTTGATATTGAATATCTGGAATTCTTACAAACGGTAAAATACTTACTCCAATATATTCTTCTGGAGCATCCTCATCCAAATCAGGTGTTTCTAAAACATGGATGATTTCTGGAGAATTGTATAGCTCTTCTTTAATGATTTCTTTAATGCGAATATTTTCGTCATTCACATTCTCACGTAAAGCAAACAATTTTGCTTCTTGCTCTTTAGTCATCATAAGCTAACCACCTCCAATTTGAATTTTTCGCATAATGAAGATCCATTAGCGTCAACAATATATATTTCTAAAACCTTTCCGACAAAATCATAACTTTCAGTTTTTATCGAAATTTTTGTTGGTTCTAAAAATTCAATATTAAAATCATTTGAAACATCTACACCGTCACACTCTATAATCCAATCAAACTGATCAATTACATCATCAACAAATTCTACATAAAGTTTTTTTGCAACATTAGGGACTTTTATTGATGGAACTGTGCCAATCATTTTTAAGCTGGCTGTAAAAGAGGGTGGCGCTATATCAGGTTCTTCTAAGGGAATAGCACTTTTATAATAATCGGCATACATTTCCCCAGTTTCTATATTAACGTAATCTTTTTGCTCGTTGAATTTATCTTGAGCTATCGTTAATTTATTAATCCCGAAAGGATGAATATTTTCAACTTTCGAAATTTTCCATGTAATAGGTTTCTCAATCAAAGCTGAAACAATAATTCTATCTCCATAATAAAGCTTAGAACTAATATCATTCATTGGTAGCCAAATTTGATCTTGGTTTTCAACAATTGTTGTTAAATAGTCTGTCCACAAACCACTATTGTAAGAGTTTCGCATACGGGCTATTCCCCACATAGAATATTTAATACCATCTAAAATCCATTTGAATTCATAATTGCATGGCAATACACTGTGTTTAACAAATTGTTGTTCTCTATCAGAAGAGCAAATCATCCATTTATGATAAATACCTTGTGCATCCGGAATATCAATATATAAACCGATAGGATAATCAGCATTGTATAATTTATTATATTCTTCATAATAGTCTAGAGGGCATTCACTCATTGGTCTGAACATAATATGATACTCAACTTGGTCTTTGCTTAATGAACCATATTGGGTAACAATAAATTTAGCATCAATAGGTGTTTTTTCTCCATCTTTATCATGATAATAATCATAAATATAACATTTTTTACTCTGAATATCTCTGTCCCAGGTAGCATTCATAATCATATCTGCATTCCGTTTTTGGATTTGTCCAATCTGTTCACTTTGATTTGACAACATATTTTTATATTTCAAAAAATTCATTAATCTCCCTCCTTGATTTTGTCAATCAGGGAATGAGAATCTAAAATTAATTTTCTATATTTTTTAAAATCACAATCTTTTTTATTGGCTTCTTTTCGTGCTGTTTCTAATAAACTAATTAAAGTTACTAATTCTGGAGGATTGAATAATATATCATTCATCCCAGAAATTCTCCATAACAATGTCTCAAAATAATAATCTAATTGTGGATAATTTTCTTCTTTATATATTAATAACCAATGGATAGAATTGTGTAATGAGCGTTTTTGCTCTTTGATTTGATCACTATTAAAAGTGCCATATAAATGTTCCATTATTCTTCACCATTAATCTAAGAATTAGCAATATATCCACGATCACGAATCATTTTTCTGAGCTCGACCTTGCAGTCTTTTAGTAAACTTTTAAGTTCGCTAAGATGCGCTGCCTGAGAATAAAATTTTTCTTCTTTACCACCGAACATTTGTAGCGTATGTAATACTGATTTTACTTGTGGTTCTAACCACTGAATAACCATTCCGATGGCTAAAATGTTTGTAACATAATCAATATCACCATTTTTAAAAATTTCATTTTTTAGTTCGTATGTTAAAGTCAAAATTTCATCATCAAATGTTATTGAAGAAAAAATTTTAGAAATATAAGGTACTGCAACAGCAGAATGTAAATAGCCTTTCATCATTTCGTAAGCATCATTAGGATTCAATGATGCAAAGTTGTAATCTGTGATTTTAAGTAAAAATTTTGAGTAGATGTCATCATATAGAACGCTGTTCACTCAATCACCGCCACTCATCTAATTAGGCACATTAAATCAGAACCAAGAATAGAGTCAACTGTTTTAATTTTTGTAATAGAATCAAAAGTGCCGTTTTCAACTCTTTCTGTGATTACAGTTTTCAGAGTATTTTGCATACTTTTAGGAACTTGTTTTAAAGCTTCTGAAAACTGAGCGTTAGGAAGATTTAGGATTTCATCAATATCCTGTTTTGTAAACGCATTATCATATACAGCTTTTACTTTTTCCCATCCCTTAGAATCAATCAGATTATTATCTTCAATAATAAATCTAGGTTTAAACAGATAATTTGAGCGACTATCTCTCATATATACAAGATCTTCATATCTAACATTTTCTGTATAACCATGATTTGCCCATTTATAAAGAATGCCGCTTTTTTTAGCAGAACAAAATAACTCACCAGCTGTCACAGAACGACAGGGGATTAGATCATCTGATTTGTATTCTTTTGCTTTTTTAACACTTTTTTTAGACACAGGAGCCTGTGTAGTTTCTTTTGTTTCTTCTACAATTACATTTTCAACAGCAACATCTTCAATAGTTGCTGATTTTTTTGCGGGTTTTGTCGCCATATTATTAATCCTCCTATTTTCTCCTTAAAAATAGGGTGCCCAGAAAGGACACCCATTGTATTTATAAATCAAATTAAGCTTCGATTTCCCATGTACCGAATTTCTTGCCGATAACTGTAGCTACACCCAGTTTCTGCTGATATTCAGCTTCAATAGACATATCTCTATTTGTATCTTTATCAGTTACTTCACTCATCTGAGCATCGCCTTCATCGTACAGTTTGATGAATTTGTTATCGCCAACGGGCATAATCAGCAGTTTGCTATTATCAACCAGTTTTGTTGTTGTGTCATGAGGAGCGAATGCTTGGGGAATTTCAACCAGTCTTGTGCCTTCGAAATAACCCAGTCTACCTGTTGTATATCTTTCTTGTTTCATTTCATTAGAAACCCAATCAACTTCAGACATACCATTCAGTTTAGCCAGAGCAGATTTTGTACCCATGATAACAACTTCTTCACCTGTAGCTGTCTGAACATCTTCAATCAGTGTGATGAATGTGTCTCTCATAGAAGAATTCAGCTGACCTGTTTTAGCAAACTGAGATGTAGGCATTACTTTATCGCCAGCAGACATAACTGCTGCATATACCATATCGTTTACTTTTTTGTCAAATCCTTCATAGATTTTCTGAACAAAACCAGCCCAGTCAATTCTGCCAGCCATGAACAGTTCGTATTCAGCATAGATTTTTACACCATACCAGCTTGTTTTAACATTGAATGTTTCGCCTTCAGCCAGTTTCTGTCTAATCAGGTTGTGATGATTACCAGACAGTTCGGATACAGTCAGGATACATTCATTAGGTGCATAGAATTCGTTTGTATCGCCAGCAGCCATAGATTTCATTTCTACGAATTCGTTGAAGAAAGGATTTTCACCCCAACCGGACACCAGCAGATCTGTTACTGTTTCTTCGATTACTTCGTAAACTGCAACTTTATTTTTTCTAATTGCTTTTCTCAGTTCTTTTCTTGTGCAACCTTCATCAACACCTAGAACCTGGAACATTACTTCTCTAATTTTAGCGTTTGTATCTTCTTTAGATTTTTCATAAATGCCTTGAGCAGCATCAAACATCAGGTTTTTAAAACCATTCTATTCAAATGCAACAAATACGTTGTTTGTGCTATCGTTTGTGAATCTCATTATAGTAGTCCTCCTTTCAGCAAGTAATTATCAACCGATTGTCAGTTTTTTGTTAGCAACAGAAACTTTAGCGCCTTTTGCAACTTCGCCAGAGATTGCTTCTGCAGAAACTTCGAATCTATCATATTTCAGCAGTTCCATACATCTCATAATGTCACCCTGTGCATTGTAGAAATTGGATTCATGCTGGCACTGTGTTGTGTATTCTTCATAAATCATAGGAACCTGTGCTACTAACCAGCAATTTTCAGCAGATGCTACGTCAATCAGCCAGTTACCATTTGCTGTTTTATCAATAATTGTACCAGCGAATGTACCAGCAGCAGCTTCAGCCTATACATCAGGTCTCAGATATTCGCCACAACCAACGATGCAACCGTTGTCGATGTCTGCTGTAGCTTCGATGTTGCGGATGTGAGAACCGCCAATTGTAGACAGCAGTTCGCTTGTACCAACAACAGCGTGTTTGTTTTTAAAGTTTAAAAAATTTGTTGCCATTTAAATTTCCTCCTTTTTATAATAAAAAAAGACCATGCGGTCTTAGTCAAATAAATTACCATATCTTTTATTTGTAGTAGTTTTAACAGAAAAATTAATTTTGTTAGTTTCTTTTTCTTTACTATGTGTGAATGCTGTGGGGTTTTCATATACATAGTTAGAGAAAATAACTTTTGCTTTTTCTTCAACTTCTGTTACAGAATATTTATCAATATCTTTTTTCAGACAATTAAATTCTTCGTTGTCAGCAAGAACAGAGAATTTTTCATTACTAATAATAGCTTGTTTTTCACTTCTTGCAACTTCTAAGTCATAATTATCTTTAAATGCTTTGAGTTCGTTATATGTAGCCTTCATTAAATCAAGAGCAACTTTTTCTTCTGCAGTAATAAATTCAGCAAATACTTCAATTTTATCGCCTTCAAAAGCGATGTTATCTCCATCAACCACATATCCCTGACGATAATATTTCATACCATCTGTATAATCTTCGTAAATAAAATAAGAATCAAACACTTCTACAATCCAAACATTGTAATACTGTTGTTCATCAACACTTTCTCTTAAAATTGTATATAAACCAGCACGAATGTCGTCATGAGAAATTTCATAAGAGATTACTTTACTTTCAAAGTTTTCGGGTTCATCTTCGGGCTGAGGATCAACTTCAGGCTGAGGGTCGACTTCAGGTTGTGGATCTGTTTCAGGTTCAGTTTCAGGAGCTGGCTCTGGTTCGCCTTCTTCAAAAGCATTCTCAAAAGCCTGTTCTAATTCTTCATCTGTCAGTCCTTCAATTTCAAAAGTAATATCTTGTTCTGTCTTATTGTATTTTTCCAGTAATTCTTGCAGTTTCAAGTTTTCATATCCTCCTTTCTCAGTGTGCTTTCTAAAATCAGATAATAATGACTGGAATTCGGATAGAATACTCTTCAACTCATCATAGTCATTATTGTTTTCAAAAGTTTGCACAGTTGCTTTGGCTCCATCCATACCGGGTTTTACATGTGAACCTAGTAGAGTTACACCAAAGAAAGTAAATTCATCGATAGAGAGACGTTTATTTTTTGCATCAAAAGAAAATTTCTTGACATTTAATTCCACAGAAACATCAACAACACCACGTTTTTCTAAAATATCAGCAGCGTAGCTATATTCTCTAAAAACTAAACCATCAACGAAAACATATTTTTTATCAGATTGTTCATCTTCTACCAATTCAATATTATTATCTTTTGGAATAATGCCGACAATTTTTTCTATGTACTCGATACGTTCTTTGTCTGGATTCATTTTATCCTGAGCAATTACCATATCATGTCCATTAAAATCTAATGGTAAGTCGTCATTCCCATTTTGCACTTCAATTATAGATGCAAGGATAGGTTTCTCAGCAAAAGAGGGTAGGGCATTCGTCATAGATTCTTCAGAAATATAAGATCCATTCAAGTTTTCAAGCGTATGACAAGCCTTAAATCTGCAGGGAAGATAATGTTCATCATATTCGCCTTCAATAGCTGAAAAAGAAGCTGGCACTGAAACTAAAATACCATTTTCTTCTTTTGCTTCGTAATTCTACACACTATTCTGAACACAATAATTGAACAGTTCGTGCATAGGAATACCTCTTAAATTCATTACGCACATACACCTCCTTTCTAAAATTGATGAGCTTAAAATGTTAAAATGTCTGAATAACAAACATTAGCATTTTCAAAATTAAATTTAACATTATTATCATTAATGAAAATATATTTAAATTCATCAGATGAAATCAGTATAAAACCAGCAACAATCATTTTTTCTGCAGTAGTTTTATCTTTAACGATGATAAATGTATTATTACTTGACATTTATCTCACCTCACATAGAATTTTTTTCTTGTTCTTTGGTTTTTTCCCCTTCATCTGTTAATTCATCAGTATCTTTTTCATGTGATGTATCAGTAGATTGTGTATAACTTGTTTGGAAGGGTATCCAAGTTTTATGTAGTTGTAAAACTTCGTTTTCCAAGAAATCAAGACTCATGGTTTCTAAAGGACTAAAGCCATCCAATGCCGCTACCGCAAGCTTAACAGGAACGCCGTTTTGTCCGGATTCTAACAATTCTTTTTTCTTTTTATTTTTTGTATAAGGTGACACTTCCATATATTTTACAAAAGCATGATCACCCAAAATATATCCAATATATCTATTCACCCAATTTTGAATCTGGGGTAAAAGTGGTTTCAATGCCGTTAAAGTATCAGATAAAATTTGAGCTTCGTAAATTGTTGTCCCAGTTTTATCATTATCTAAAACTTGTGAGCCGCCAGACATTTTTAACAAATTACTTTGGGCATTTGATAAAGAGTCAACATCCTGTGTCTGATTATCTTTAAATTCAATTGGTTCAATAGGAAGCGGGGAGATAACTGCATTTACCTGATCCGGTAAAGAATCTGCAAATTTATTAAAATATTCAATTGCAGTATCAACATCAACCTCGAAATCATCTGGCTCATCAGTTCCAGATAAAACCTTTAATCGTGCGACAAGTAATTTATAAATTGATAATTCATCTTTAACAGCCTGAATTGATTGTAAATCAATTAAATCAATTAATGACTCAAACAAACCAACGAAAGGTGGCATAGCCATAGTAGAGTCTTCAACATTAATTTTCAAACAAATGGTTCGCTCTATATCTAATTCTTGCCAACGTAAATTATTATCATTTTGATATTTATTCCATTTTGATTTAAATTCTTTATCCCAATATTCTAAATTGTCAGAGTATCTTCTAAAATAAGAGAAATCAAATGCAAAATTTAATGTGCCATCATAATTTACAGAGCTAACTCTACAATATTCAGAAGGAAGAGGCATTATATAAAAATTTTCATCGTCTTCATACACATAACCAAAAAAAGCGTCTTCAATCCAAGCGGATAGAACACACTTATAAATCTCATTTTGCAAATTCATTTTATGTAATTGTTTTAATGTGCTAGAATATTCTTTTAAAACATCTTCCCTAGATCTTGGTTCGTCTAAATTTTGTAAAGGAATAATAGACATATAATTTAAGTCAATCATTTCTGTATAATACTTAACCAATCTTCTATAAGGGTAGGATAATCTATATAAAAACCTACTTAGATTTCTGAGATTGGTTTCATTATTTTTAGGGTTTTTCATATAGTTTCTCAATAATGTTTTTGAGAAAATAGTGAAAGTTCTGTTTTCATTTTTTGTCAAATTTGCAAGCTGAATTATTTCTTTAGTTTTTGCAAAGGTTTCGTGACGTTCTTTGATGTCTTTAACGCTATATTGGCGATTCTTATTTTTTTGTTTTGGTTCTTTTTGTGCTCCCAACTTTTCACCGCCTTTCAATTATAGTCCAGAGAATAGAGAGCTGCGAGTCCCAGTTCTCATTGGTAATTTTTGTGCTAAACTAACATTTGGAGTTTCTTTTTTCTTATTTCTAATTTGGGAAACTCGTTTTTCACTCAAATACCAACCAAGCATTGCTAATGTGTAAGCACGGTCATCATGCAACGTGCCTTCACTAGCGCCGGTATCAGCATCTTTATGAGCAGGAAGTTTAAATGAGTCAGAGCCGCTATCACGTTTTACACGACAAATATTTACAATTTCTTCTTTCATCGCATCAATTTGTGATAAAGCAACTTCTTCATCAGGTGATAATTTATACATAATTGTTTGAGCTGTATCTAATTTGTCTAGCTCATCTGCTAGACGTTCTTCATATTCTTTTGTTGGAAGATCTAATTTATCTAATTCAGCTCTAATTCTTTTTTCGTTTTCTTTAATTGTTTTTGTGTCAATCTGTAGCATATTTAAATAACCACGATTATCATACTTTTCTGGGAATGTAATATAATCTCCTTCGACCATTTTAATTAATGCCTCAAACATTTGAGATTTATATTTTGCTGGTTCGAGCATTTTAATTTTATCAACAGCGTTGGGGAATTTTCTTATGTAGTCTTTAGAAAATTCTTTGTCAATAAATCCACGCTGTTTTTTCCCGGATTTATCCATCCAGTCCTCTAATAAAAAGTCTGGAATACTTTTACCGCCACCGCCGGCACCAGCATCAATCATAATACATTCAATATTACCATATAAATCGGCATCTCCATTGTAATCTAAAATCAATTGTTTTAATTCGCTAATTTGTTGTGGAGTTGTTTTGGGTGTTTTTTTTCTAGTACTTAAATCCATAAAATTAACACAATTAACAATATCCATCATCCAACCCTTCTCATCGTCATAGCGTAATTCACCAACGCTAACAACAGAATTGTCAGTAGATCTTGCAGGGTCATATGCTAATACAAAAGTTCTTTTTCCTGTATCATTACTCATTACAGGAGGGCGAACATAAGAGTTTCGTGTAATTAATGCACGTTTAATAATTTGTCCGGAACCACCATCTTCCGTGAACACATTATAATATTCTCTTAATGCCTTTTCTTGATTAACACGCATTTCTGCATCAACAGTTTCCTGACGCAGTAGTGAAGCGGGATAAATTTTTCCGCCTTTTGTGCCTCTAATTACAACATCGCAGTTAATATCTGCAACAAAATAACGAGGATCGCCTAAAAGCATTTTCTTGGAAAAATCCCTATATTTAGAATAAAACGGTGTATCAATAGAAGATGCAGATGAAATCTAGACAAGTTGATTTGGAATTTCTCTGGGTAGAGTTCTAATATCCATATCTCCACCCATTTTAAAATCTTTATTTACGATGGTAAATGCACCATATACATTCATCATTTCTTCCGACAAGAAGCCACATTCATCAAATACAACCATATTGCCACGAGCACCTCTTTTGCGGTCAATATTTGAATTCAATGTCTTAGTAAAAGAACCATTATAAAGACTGTAAAAATGCCCAGATGGATTATGGACAAATCCTTCACCCATGCCATTTCTAATCTCTAATTCTTGTTTAAATACACCGGTTAACCCAGTCATAGATTCAATATTTCTATTTGCAATATTTTCTAGTGTTTTAAAAGTTGTGATAGCCTGATCGCCAGAGCCAGAGGCAATATATGCCCAATAGTTATTAAATAGCATACCTTTTGCCATTAACATTAAGTCTGTAATTGAAGATTTACCAAAACCACGACTACACACCCATAAGGAGTAGGGGGTGTTCCAAGTTTTCATAATAGCATACGCCTGTGCATCAAGTAATTCTGCGCCGATTACATCTTTGATAAATTTAATCGGGTTTTTCTGATACTAAGCACGAATTTCAGCAAGTTTTTGAAAACTCTCCAATTTTCTTGTGGACATAGAGTATTCAGTTGGTTTTACAAAAATCTCATAATTCTTGGGGATAAATAATTTATTTTCATCATTCATTTAAATTACCCCCGTCTTCATCATTATGTTCTGGCATACTATAATCCATTGGAATATATTTATCTTCTTGTGATCCATTACTATACAAAATAGTATCTTTTGATAAATTGGCTTTATCAAGATAACCAATTTCTTTTAAATAATCTTTTAAATCCATATTTTCACGCAACAAGATTCTTGCTTGTTCTTCACGCTCTTCAGCTAATTCAATGTATTTCTGTAAAAGTTCACGTTGTTCCGCAAGCATTTCAGAATAATCATTTTCATCAAGTTTAATTTTGTTTAAAATCGACTGATTGCTGATATCTGCGACTTGACGCATACCACGACATGTGCCAATATCAAACCCATTAACTTCCGCTGCACGAAGATTCATATCTTTTAATTTTCTTGTTCTACCAGTGAATGTATCGTCGCCACGCTTAACATTCTTATTGTTTTTTAAAGAAATACAGCTTTCTGTAGCTAATTTTTGAATACTTGCTGTAATCTTTGATTTTGTATCTTCAAGAGCCCTGATGGTAGATACATTTCTATCTAAATTTCTAGTATCGTTAATCAATACAGAAATAATATCGTTAATTTTTTCAATATGTAAAAACCCTTTTACAATTTCAATGATGGAGCTAATTCTCATCATATCTGCACTTGTATCTTCATCTAAATCACAATATCCAACAAACTGAGAATATAAAAATGGCTTATCTTTTTCCTGTTCGGTTTCAAATGGATCATATCCAAGTAACCTTAAAGTATCAGCTTTATTTTTTTCATATTCCTCAAGCAATGTTTTGTTTTTTAATAAAGTTGCATCCGTTGGAATTAGTGCTATTTCAGGCTTAAATACATCGCCATCACGCCAGCGATAGCCAGCATATTGTTTCATAGCAATATTTTTTGTGTATGCAGTAAAAACATTGTTTTTAATTTTTTCATGTGTATTATTTGCAGCCTCAAGCAAACTAGATTCCCAAACACTTGTTAAAAATGGTTTATCAACATATTCAAGATATGCTTTAACAGAATCAACTGTTGGAGCAGAGGCTACACCAGTATCAGGATCGACAGGCATAGCAATTTGATAACAACATTTTTTGCAAATTCTGCTTACGCTTGTTTTTGATAGTGGGTCTGTACATGCGAAAAATTCAGTGTGCGGATATACACCACCGCATAAATAACATGTATGATAATCTCTACCTATCTTTAATTTTCTAAACAACTCAAGTTTCTATTGCTGTGGAATTGTTTCAATTTCTTTTACCAAATCATCAATTTGGTATTTTTGATCCCGAAGTGGTTGTTTTACTTCTTTTGTTTTTTTCGCTGTCTTAGGCAACAAACCACCTCCGTTTCAATTACAATAATATTTTTGTTGACTTATTAGTACAAATAACTTTTGTTGTTTTACAGCGATTTCCGAGTTCCGCTTCCAAATCATCCTTGAATTGTAATTTATTGTGATCGGAATGAACAAGATATACTCGTTCAGCGTTAATATCGGCATAATAATTAATTAAATCTTCTCTTTGCATATGTGAAGAGAAAGATGTTAAATTACAAATTTGAGCTCTATTTTTAAAAGGTTTGCCATTAATAGTGATTGTTTTTTGTGTATCACCATTTTTAATTTTATATGCTAAACTACCTTCTGTAGAATAACCACAAAAAAGAATACAATCATTCTCTACAGGTAAAATACTTTCTGTCCATTTTACGCTTCGCCCAGCAGTTAACATACCAGAACTAGATAAAATGCATTTTGCACTCTTATCCATGACTGCAGCCTTGCTCTCTTCGGGATCTGTAATAAAAATAATATTTTTCCAATTCATCATGGTGTCAAATTTCTCTTTTGCGTCACCGGACAACAAATTAGAATAATGTTCTAATAATCTAATAGCAAGTGGGCTATCTATAACTATTGGAATATCAAAATTTTTATCATTCCCGAATATAGTAAAAATATTCCAAAGCATATATGGCATACGGTCAAGGCTGAATGTTGGAATCAAAACACGCTGATTTCTATCTATGCAATATTGTTCAATAACACTTTTAATTTTTTGCATATCTAAATCATATGTTTTCTTTGTCATATCTCTGCCTTTCGCTGAATATGTGCATTCACCAATAACAATATTAGCTTTTTTGACAGGCTCAAATTCTTCAACAAATACATGTTGTTTTTGTGTGATAATATTACCCAAATCAGAGGTGAATAAAATTGTTCTTGGATGAACACCTCGTAAAATTACCTCTGTTTGTTGTGACAAGAAAATATGTCCAGCAGGAGTGTATCTGACAGACACATCTTCTGTTATCTCAAAAATTTGATGTGATTCATATTCCTCAATATATTTTAAAGCCATATGTACATCAGATTCATCAAAGAGGGGAGGGATATATTTACCCGATTTTTGACTTAAATATTCTGCATCACGAACATTGATCCACGCACAATCTAACCACATTTCTTTAATAATAGGGGTAGAATTTTTAGGAACAATAATTCTTGCATTGCATTTACCGGTAGCATACAAGGCTGGAACCATACCAATATGATCTTGATGATTATGTGATAAAATAATAATATCAACACGTTTTGGCTTGATTTTTTGTAGCATCACTTTATTTAAACTATAATTCTCAAGGACAGTTTTACCATCCATGATTAAACCACATTCAAATAAATATGTTTTTCCATGCTACTCAATTTTTGTACAGCTACCAGTTACACCTTCGCAATTGTTTCCAATGATACTGATTTCGGCTTTTTCATTCTTCTTAGAAATAATAATCATCCCTTACTTATTTTTGTTTTTGCAGCCACTCCTTGTAATCCTTATCATCTACATTTCTGCTCATAGCATTCCATACTTTAAATGCAAGTGTGTCAATCGCCCAATAAGTTTTTGCTCTGGGGTGTGTTTTGGATACTACAGTAATACCTTTACAACCAGCATTCAGGAATTCTTTTTCCCAACCCATAGATTCAATATAATCTTTTTCTTGTCTTGTAATTTGTTTCATTAGTTTTCTCTCCCTTTAATCAATTTAGCACAATTGTATATTCACAAACTTTACCTTTATCCTCTTCAAATACGACGAAAGAAGCGGTGGCATCAGCAGTTTTTCTGATTTTAATACTAAAATCATCAGACCCAACTATAGATCCAACACTAATGACACCTTTTCTCACGCCTGTATTTTTAAAGGAGGTATGATGTGTATGTCCTGCAACAATCTAATCGATTTTTACGCCATAAACATGGGCATAATCTTTTAAGGCTGTTTCAAGATCAGACACTTCACCATGAATACCTAAAATGTTATATCCAGCAATATTTGTAAAAATAAAGCCAGTTTTGTTATAATATACTTGTAAATTCTCATTCTTTTCATTAATAAGCTCAATACAAGTTCTTACAACTTTCTCAATATTATCATTTAAATGAGCACCTTTTCGCCCATCTAATAGTCTACATTCACCATGATTGCCAAATGTATCATAATACTCAACATTGACATAGCGAGATAATTCGTGTAACCAATTACCTATATATCTTCCGAAAATAATAGCACTATCAATAACACCATAACGCAATGTCCACGCCTGACTATGACGTAAAAATCCATCTAAAGCATCTCCTAAATTAAATACTTTGATAGAATTAAAATCTTCTTTTTTTACAATGCTGATAGTTTCAGAAAGCAGTAATTCCATTCGATTATAAAATATTTCCGGATTATATTCGTTTATGATCTGGTCATCAAATCCATAAATTTTAAAATCTTTACCAAAATGACAATCTGCGAAGTTTAATAATCCGAATTTTTTTGATGTTGTAATATCACGCTTTTCAATTTTAATAGGGTGGGGGAGACATTCTTTGATTGAATTAATAACTTTTTCCTCAAAAGCTTCTTCTCTTGCTTGTTCTCTAAGCCACTCATTATATTCACGTTTTTCGTCTTGTAATTTAACACGCTCAATTCTAATAGCACGTTCTTTTTCATTTAATTTTCTAATAAGCTCATCATTATCAATTCCATTTTTAATCTGGTTTTGATAATATTGCATGACATTATAACCGCTAAATGATGTGACATTCGCTGCTTTTCTTAGGCTGTCTGGGTGACAATCTAAACCAAGTAAATCAACAATGTCGCTCCATTCAAGATCTGCAGGATTCTGTTCAACCTTTAATGTAATAAGGCGCAAACCATATTCCATAAAACTTTCATTTTCCTTTTGAATCTAATTATTAATATCCATTCATTCCCTTCACATAAAAATAGCATGGCTAATTGCCATGCTTGATTATTCTTCATATCTTTTGTTTTTATGTTTCTCTTTTCTTTTATAGGAGCCTTTTCCTTTTTTGTTTTTTACAACAAAACCTCGTTTACGATAAGTTAAATATTCCTGCAATTCATCCTTATCCATTTTAAACATTCGTCTATCCACTTAAATCACTCCTTATAAATTAAAAATGCGGATGACAGGAATCGAACCTGCACGAGTTTACTCGCCAGAGCCTAAATCTGGTGCGTCTTCCAGTTCCGCCACATCCGCATAAAAGCACAAGAGGGGAATCGAACCCCCATATTCAGCTTGGAAGGCTGACATCATAGCCTTTAGATCACTTATGCACACAGTAATTAATCAAGAGAAAGGTAAGACTGACGGAATATGTATGACCTTTCATTATCTGGACGATAATCTCTTAATTTAATTACTGAAACGCCATAGGTAGGATTTGAACCTACGCACGATTTCTCGCCTAACTCCTTAGCAGGGAGCCCTCTTCAGCCTCTTGAGTACTACGGCATAGAATTGGGGTAGAGGGAATCGAACCCTCGACCACTGGCTTATAAGGCCAGCCCTCTAACCTACTGAGGTACACCCCGATAACAAATAACACTTTTAGATGTGTGATGGCGTTCCACCCAGTCGTTACAGTTTACGACACTGCACCGACAACGGTTATGGATACGCCTCACTGATCCAAATACCTCAAATTTGAAGTGTGTGTACACATGGTATCACAAGCCCTGCGTCCAGCAGAAATTTCTGTCTTCACAATTAAATAGCGATGCATTTCAACTATAAAGATACAAGCAATACCAAAGCTGATAATAGGACTTGAACCTAAATAACGATTTTTATAATACATTAGATGTTAGCATTATCAATAAGATCCAACTGTTTTGCTAATATATAATCTTTTGCAAAAGACACACCTTTTGTTTGCCCGTTCTTTGGTGAAGAAAATCTTAAAGTTTTTGATGATGCACATTCAAATACTGGGATCAAATAGCATTCACCATCATAAAATGTTGCAAAATAATCTGTATCATCCGATGTATAATAAACATTTTTAACACTCGAACAATTAACATGTGTGCTTCTACAAGAAATAATAATAGCATTATCGCCATCTAATAATGCAGCAGATTTAACTTGAACACGAAATATTTTTCTGCCTGTATCAACAATCATGTCCTATTTTGCATTATCACCAAAAGGAATGCTAACCTGACAACCATGTTGATAAAATGCTGTGATGCATTGTAACTCTGTAATATTCCCTTTTTGTTTAGTAGTTAAATCCATATATTCACCTATTCTATTATAAAAATCATGCGCTCTGCCAATTGAGCTATACCAGCATGATAAATGAGTGATACTTGATTCGAACAAGTTCAGCAATTGCAACAGATTTACAGTCTGCCCCGGCTCTCCAACTCCGGCGATCACCCATATTGGTGGCATGGCTGAGTTTTTTTAGGGTTTGCTCAAGCGTTGCCAACTGTTCATCCCTACGAGCCTAAAGCCCAATTCACGAGGCTAAACCTCCGAAATACAAACTATCTGTGTTATTACCACAGTGATTGCAGCGACAAGATTCGAACTTGTGATTTCAGAGTTATGAGCCCTGACGGATAGACCACTTCCATACGCTGCGATATTAAAAAACAGGAGGGCAGTGACTCGAACACTGAACTTCAGTTTTGGAGACTGGTGTTTTACCAGTTAAACTAACCTCCTAAAAAATTGCAGAGAGGGGAGTCGAACCCCTAACCTCTGGATTATGAGTCCAGGAATCTTCCATTGATAGTACTCTGCGTTAATAATATAGTGCAGGAGAGGAGATTCGAACTCCCAATCCCTCACGGGCGGCGGATTTTAAGTCCGCATCGTATACCAGTTCCGACACTCCTGCACATTTATATCCAAGAATAACTTAATGAGATGAAAAATATTGGAACATTACGAAAGGATTAACTGAATATCCTTCAACCAATGTTTCTGTGTCTTTAAATGTGTAATCTGTATAAAACTTTTATATCATCATAGTTTTCTATAATTAAATCCTCAAAGAAGTAACTCATTAAACTGCATTGGATATAATAAGAGAATATTATGACCTATTTTATAATTCTGAGTATAACTGAAATAGAAATTTTTAGCGCTCTCCCAATTGAGCTACGGTGCACAACTTAGTACACCGACAGGACTCGAACCCGCAACCTCTCGATTAACCAGTCGAAGTAACTATTTCAACTGCATCAGAATTTTATTGCATTTTTAAGCCGAGAATGTCGTGAATAGTGAAAAAAGTCTATCGCTCTACCAATTGAGCTACCATATTAACCGCAATATAGAATAGATTTGAACTATTAACACATAGATGAAGTAACTATTCACACTGCATCAGCTATATTTACTTATTAAATCAGAGAATAACTTATATGGTGTTAGCGTTTTCTGAAGCAAATATGGAGTATTTACGAAGTAACCATATAAACTGCATCTGATATATATTTTTTATTAAAAGCATCTCTGAGAAGAGGTGACGAGTGCTATTGAGTTGGAAGCTGGATTCGAACCAGCGTTTTCACCGTAAAAGGGTAATGTCTTATCCTCTTGACTATTCCGAAGTAACCCGTCTAACTGCATCAGAGATGCTATTCAATTACTGTTTATTTTTGTTTTCAATTTCATTCCACAGTTCAATCATTCTGGAAGCAAAAATACTTTCTTTGCCTGTCCAACCAGTCATGATATTTGTTCTATATGCATATTCTGGAATCAGAATGTTGTTATATCCTGCAGTCTGAATAGAGAATACATTTACTTTTGGATTAACCGCCTTACGGTAATCCTGGATTAGCTTAAATACATTTACATGATTATAAGCGCATCCATATTTTTCATGATACTCAGAAACATCTTTGCCTGTACCATACAAGCCGCCATGACCAGCCTGTTGATCGGAATAAATAAAAATGTTATCCCAGTGTTCTTTATTAGCAATTGCATCTCTAAAGAACTTCCAAATGCCACCTTCTGTTGAGCCGCCAACATCACTATATCTGCTTTTTGTAATATCTTCAGACTGCTTCAGAATGCCATGTCTTTTGCTGATAGGATATGTTTTTAATCTGTCACCAAATTTACCAACATAACCCTCTTCGGAACAAGCTGCAGTAATCACAGAGGAGAGATTATCAATTTCTGCAATACATACACTGCCATATTCTGAAGTAATTGTACCCCATGCAGAACCAGAGTTATCAGACAGGCACATTGTTTTGCCTTTCAGCTTTGGCATATTCTGAATAGAAATATCCATACATTCTTCCAAAGCATCGATAATCTGAGGTTTATGATGGCATTTGCTACCAGATACCGCTTTCAGTGCAGAGTAATATCTGAAAGGGAATTGTTTGCCTTTCAGTACACCAGAAGTTAGTTTTGTAAGGTATTCTTTGCAGAATTCTGCATCGTCAACTTCTGTAAATACGCCACGCAGATTTCTTAACAAAGCCATATGACCCATATTCGTTGTTCTGAAAATTTCTTTCCAGCCCATACCAGAGGATCTTAGTGTTTCCCATGTTTTCTGGTCATCATCAACTTTCAGCGTATCATGCATCAGTTTATCCAGAGTAGGGGAGTTTGCGTGAGTGATACGAACTGCATTAATCATGCCGATTTCGCTATTTTTATATTTGTTTACCTCGTATTCTCTCAGATTGCTAAGTTTAGAAGCAATAGAACGCTTCAGAATACTAGGGATATTATTTTTCTGACCTTTATTCAAGAACATATAATAAGCCAGCTGAGTCATTGGCTCATCAGCTCGTCTCATAACCTGTTCATTGATTTTATTGAACATGCCATTGTATTCTGCGGAGAACACTTTTCTTTTAGGGTGAATGGCAGCACGAACCATGATAATCTGTGGATTCAGTCTCATGTTGTACTCATTTCTTAACTCAACGGCAAGATTCAGAGTACCCATAAAGTCGTAGTCCAAAGCGTTATCTACACATTCTTCCATAATCTGAGTGGTTGTTTTACCATCAGAAAATTTCAGAACCAGGCTGTCTCGCACAATACGATCCAGATAAGATTTACCATCTCTAACTGCTGGTCTATAATAAGACGCTTCGCCAAAAATGGAAGATGCCATTACCATTTTCAGTGTATCAAGAGGATTGATAACATAGCTATCTCCACCCATGAAGTTTGTCACTGTTTCATCTCTACGAAGCTTTGCTTCTTCGTGCATGAACTTTACACTTTTACTCATTTTGCTCATAATTAAGCCTCCTTTTAATCCGGTGACTCTGCTTATGCAAAGTCGAGAATGCTTGCTAAGGCGATAAACATGGCCAGAATATGATATTAAAAGTATCATCCTAAGAAGTAGCCCTAGCATCTGCATCGACAATATATAGCGGAGCGAGTGAGGTTCGAACTCACACACGACATCCCTGCCGCCTAATGGTTTTCAAGACCATCCTCTTAGCCAATTTGAGTATCGCTCCAAAATAATTCGTCAAAATTTATTTTTAATTTTTGTTCATCTGGGATGTCTCTCCAATATCTCCATAAAAACCCAAATGCTGTTGTGTTTTCACCTCTACGATTACTTAATGAATCGCATATAGCACCACTATTTGGATTTTTATTAAATCGTCTATTTGCCTCAGATTTACTCTTATAAATAGAGATAATTGAATATGTAAAAGGATCTATTTGACATAAAAAACCACCATTTTCTTTAATTAATAAATCTCTACATTCGTCACATGTTAGCCATTTTATATTATGTTTAGCTAAAATTTTTTTGACTGATTTTGGATCTATATTAAAATAACTAGCAGTCCTACCTGCAACATATTTTGCAATAGAGCAATGATATTCAATAATTTCATTATCTGTAAATTGAATATATGGTTTTCCATCACCACCAATTGTCGCATTATACCCATTAGATCCATATGTGTTTAGCTATTGAATCCAATATTTTTCTCTTGATTCAATATCATCTGTTTCCTCGATTATTTCAAATGAAAAATTGTCTATGCCATATTTGTTCATTGCGCTCTACAAAGGACGCTTTTCGCATCTTCTTGTTTTGCTATCTTTTATATGTTCTTTAAAACGGTCATTTGGATTTAAATGATTTGTTTTGCCAACATATTGTTTTCCATTAATTTTATTAGTGATAACATAAATCTAACCCAAATTAACGCCTCCAGAAAATACATTATAATCCCCATTTTGTTATAGACCTAATGGGCAAGCTGTCTGAAGCGGGCAATATGGGATTCGAACCCATGACCTTTCGGTTAACAGCCGAATGCTCTAACCAACTGAGCTAATAACCCGATAATATGATAAAACTATAAATTTTATCATAATTATTTTTTTAAATAAGACCATTTATATCCCTAAGCGTGTTTATTTTTTCCTCTCAAAACTTCATATATTGCCGAAGAAGTTCTGCTTTTGCCAAATGCTTCATTGGCGTCTGCGACACTGTTAAACTGCGCAATAATTTCATTACTTTTACAATCAATCTGACAAACAATATTTCCACGCTCAGAGATTAATACCTGATTAACTTCATCAGAATTTAAATGATGAATATTATATTTATCTAAAATAGTATTAACGGTTTTGGGATCAAGGTGAAAATAACGAGCAGTTCTCGCAGATATATATTTTGCTTCTGTACAATGCTAAATAATTATATCTTGATCACTATAAGGCACATAAGAACGCCCATCTCCTCCACGGGTAGCATTATACCCATTCGATCCATAAGTACCGAATTTTTGAATATAATACATTTCTCTATCTTCTGGGGAGTATGTTTCTTCGATTATTTCAAAAACAAAATTCTCAACACCATATTTATTAAATGCTCTATAAAGAGGGCGGTTTTTGCAACGATCTTTTTTACTATCTTTTATATGCTGATAAAATCTCTCAATAGGATTTGTTTTTTCTGTTTTTCCTATCTATTTTTTACCATTAATTAAATTTGTAATAGAATATATGTAAGCCAAATTAAAACCACCTTAGATTTAAAAATGGGTTATGAAGGTACTGCCCCTCCCTGGCTACAATAGCAATTGATTTAGAGTCAACCCGGCCTCTTTATCCGTCTAATAACCCGAAAATTAGCTACCCTGCGTGGATTCGAACCACGACCGTAAGAATCAAAATCTCATGTGCTACCATTACACCACAAGGCATCAATATACAGCAGGGGCTGGAGATACATGATTTGAAATGAAACAACATAAATGTGTAATATTTGGAAGGATGGTGCCCCTGCTGTGTCAATTATTCAATTTTATCTTTTCTTTCTTTATTTACACGAATTTCATAGTGATCTGTGCAAATAGGATAGATTTTTAACTTATCTGGAACAGTTCTTTCTTCGCCAAACAGAGCAATATATTCTGTATAACCATCTCTTGGTTTAAGTTCAATATTAATACCATCAAGAATTTTAATTGTAGTATTTTTGTCCTTTGGAGAATTTACAATCATTTCGTGTAATACTTCTCTGAAAGCGTCATACATCAAATTAACATCTTTCTGATAAAAATCGCATTTTTTAGCTACTGCTCTTACAATATCTTTCTGACGAATAAAAACCGTTTCTTTTTCTTGGTTTTCTTTCATTTAATCACTCCTTGAAAATATCCTCTACATTTGTAACAATTTCATCACAAACACCGAGTTCTTTTGCTTCAGACGCAGAAATAAACCATTCAGAACCAAATTTTTCATCCATCATCTCTTGTGGAATATTAGTTCTTTTCATAATATAAGCTTCCATTTCTTCCATCTGACGCTGATACTCCAAGATATGAGCAATAATTTCATCATAAGTTCCTTGAAAATTACCACTGCCTTTATGAATTAAGAAAGTGGCACTAGGCATAGCGTATCTCTTATGGCAAGCAAGATACATCATGCATCCTGCACTATATGCCATACCCATATTTACACCAATTACTGGAGTTTTAGATGTTTCAATCAAATCAATCATTGCATTATTAACATCTAATGAACCGCCAGGGCTGAAGAACAGTAAATAAATTGGTTTTCTATTTTCAACTGGTAAACCTGTATCATCTTTATTCCACATCATGATATATTTACCAAATTCAAGAAAGCCATCTGTTACATCCATATCCAGCCAGAGAATACGATTCTCTAGGTTTTTATACTATGTAAGTAATTCTGGAGAGGGGAGCTGTAAATTCTCAACATATTTAGGAATTAAAGCTTGAATCAGCTGTTCCTCTGTCATAATTTGTTTTTGATTATTATTATCCATAGTTCTCCTTTTTGCTGACAATATTTTTTAGTTTAGAGTTGTTTAAAAAAATATCGCTCAACTAACTTACAAACTTATTATATCATAGATCGTTTAGATTGTCAACAGTATTTTTTAATTTAAACAATATTTTTTTATTTAAAATTTTGGTAGATAGAAGCAGGGGAGTACCCCTGCTATATTTCTTATCCTACCATATTAGAAAAATGAAAAACGATTTCCTAAAACACACGGAATCTACATATGTTTTATTCAAATTCATCATTTTCTGGTCTGTGGACATTTTTTATACTATCTCGTTGCAAAGCTTTTTGTTTTGTATAATAATTTTTCCGATAAACAGTATAACAATCACTACATCTCTCGGATCTTGTATCTTTAATGCTTGTCTCAAATAGTTTTCCGCAGTCGATACAAACGATATATTTCGTAGTAACAGGCGATAACTTAGAGCATTGTTTACAAATCTTAGAATGAGACGAACCTTTGCTTTTTATTTTTTGTTTTGGAAACTTTTCATATTTGCCACATACATTACAGAAGAATCCTTTTCCAGATAAAACCATATACTGATTACCAAGATCAACAAGACTGGTGATAGGGTAGTTTTCTCCATCAGACATAATTTCAACTTTAATGTTTGTATTACTACATTTAAGTGATAATGAAATTTGTCCAGAATTCTTTAAGTAATGAATTTTAAGCATTTTAGATTTTTTATCACCATTCATATTAGCAAGCTTAAATAATTTTACCCAATCCACATTAACCCAGTTTGAGTTCTCTGGTCTGGCAGCATTATACTATTTAGCAAGACATAGACAAGTGAACATTAATTTTTCAGCTTGATCGTCACATAAAGATTGTATTTCATCAAGCTCTGAATCACTAATATAAATAGTGTCCACCTCTAATAATGGCTATTTTTTTGCGTTGTTGATATATTTACAAACAACATCATACCATTCGTCAGAATTATATCCCGAATAGTTTTTCATCATAAATTCATCAATTTTTTGAAGAATGATTTTCTTTCTATATCCAGAAATATGCCAAAAATATCTGACGAGTAACTGCACTGTGGCTGAAGGCTTCTTGTCAACAATTCCTTGCTCCAGAATTTTTTCAGCCTATTTTCTTTCATTTAACAATAATTCCATCAAATATCACCTCCCGAAATAACCTTTTCTTTAATTGCAAATCGCTCACCGCAATAAACAATATCACCATCGGCATCTTTAGCAGGGTATTTGATTGTCATATTATTTTTTTCAAGCAAATTAGATAGGATAGTGCTACCACATAAATCCCATGCAAATTGTTTAGACTTGTTATTTGTATAGCAAAGATCAATTACAATATTACATAAGCGTTTTGCATTAGGACAAATTTCATAACATTCTCTAACAAAAATATCTTGAAACATTTGCCTTGCAACTTTTCTGCTTTCTTCATCTATGTTGTCAACTTTAACATCCTGTGCATACTGTTGAACACGCTTACCATATTCAAGGTATATATTTTTAATTTTCTCAAATTCATCTGCTGTGTATTCAACATCTGATTTTAAAATAGATGCATCAAATTCTGGATATACATAATCAAAATCTGGATAATGTTCTACTTTATGACAAATGCGATTTACAACACAGTCAGTATCAGTAACAGGAATGTTATTATGATAATACATTAGGAATATTTCTTCATCTGTGGTTCTATCATCAGAACTCAATAAATCATTTAATGATTTCCCAAACGATCCCCAACATTTCATATCACAAGCATTAACATATTTATCATAATCACTTTTCAGATAATCATAATTCTACATGAAGAAATAGGGTTTCTTACACGCTGCCGTTCTCTGATAGATCATCTTCAACTCTTTTACATCATCTGGATCATCATCATTGATACGGTTAACCTTATTGTCATACCAGTGTCTAGGCATGGGTTTTGCAATAATCCCTTTTGCTTTATCAATTTGGTTTTGTTGCTCCAACTGCCCACAAATAATACGCTATTGTAGCACTTCATACTCTGGGCTTCCTTCTGGATACATTGCTTGTAAACAAATCTGAGAAGTAATAATGTTTGTAGTTGAACCGATGGCGTCACCAAAGCTCAACTTATTTGAAGTAATTAAATCTTCCTCAGTTGGAATTTTCTTTTCTGCTTTACGCTGAATACACTGAATTACAGGAAGATTTTTTGTATTCCGTAATAAAATTTCTGAATTAGTGGTATAAAACATATCGCCATCATGATCACTACCATTTAATGCTTCTGCGGTTGTATCCCAACTGTTTAATAGCATACATGTGGTAATCTATTTATACCAATAATCTATTTCTGCGTTTGATACAGGCTTCATTTTTCTGATATTGTATTCAGAAGACATTGGTGCTCTGAAGCAGACAATTTCTTCTACATTTCTATCAGACCAGTACTTATGCTAACATTCACCTTTTTTCAAAAGCCCAGTAACTTCTAACCCAAACATATTTTGTGCCAATGAATAAGGATCTCCGCCGGTAACAGCAAAGTTCGCATCAAGTTTAAGTACACCAATTTTTGCCTGTTTGATTTTTTTCTTTACCATGTGGTAGATTTTGCTTCTGATAAACGGATCGTTAATCAGTCTGCTGTCAACCATCAGCGCTTTTGCGAAATCAAAAAAATCATCAGAGAATACATTTTTATCATTAATGCCAAATCCACAAAGGAACAGTGCCGACTTTCTCCAATCCATACCCATTACATCACAGATTTCGTCCATAGTAGGTTTGATGAGTGCATCAACTTCTACATCAGAAAGTTTCTAGTTCTGTAAAAATTGATAATTTGTTTCACGGACGCTATCTAATTCGTAAGGTGTAACTTTAGAAACAGCAAAACTATATCCGTTTTCTATGGTATTAATCCAATAATCCTCCCAAGATGAATAATGATCCCATAACTTTAACATTGAAGCAGTCAAAATAACTTCTGCGTCTCTAACATCTCGTTTTGTACCCCAAACATCTATGATTTCATATGTTCCTGCAACTTTTTCTGCAAAATCAATAAAATCAAATGTAAAGAGCATTCCTTTAGACCAGGGTAAACCCCTTGTGTTTACGCCAGAAATATATTTGCCATATTCTCCACCAAGTTCAATATTCCAACGAAAGGATAAGGAAGGGAGCATAAAACCATACCCATCGCTATCAACCAAGGATATTTCTTGATTTTTTAAAAAGGAAAGGGTGGGCTCTTCACCTTCGCTATCATCGACCCGAATGATGTCCTCAAAGAATTTTGTTTCGCAATCCGGCACAACAATAATACCATTTGGATTTGATACAGGAATAGATCCACTACAAACCAACGCTTGGTATGCCTCCAGCTTTGCGGGGACAATAGGAATTTCTTTGTTTCTGCCATTGTCAATTCTTCGCTTTAACTCTGGGTACAAACGCTCACTGACATAAACAATTGTGGAGTTTTTAATACCACCATTTGTGCCAAGTAATCGTTTATACTGAACACCATTAATAGAAAAACCTTTATTGGCTCGATCATAATCAGAATCTCTATCAATAATCAAACACATATAATCTTCTTGAAATTGTGTTTCCTATAAGGCTTTCTATAGGCGTTTCATGTGTTCTTTATTCTCTTGTGAAGTTTCTTGTCTTCTTAATCTTTTAATTTCGTTTTTTAGCATTTTAGCTTTTGCATCAGTGTTTACACAGTTCAACTCGTCGATGAACCGTAAAATCTGACTATCAGAAAGAGCGATAACATCTGTTTTGTTCTTTAGTGCTACATCAAGAGGTAGCTCTAAATCCCATTTTGCCTTTCTAAGACGGCTGCTATGCAGTTTGTAAATCTACTTATGGCAAGCCTTTTGTTTAGCTATTACTATTCATCCTTTCTACATGTAAACCATATCAGTTTAAAAGTACCCCCATTTTTTAGGTTTGGCTGGATAATTTTTGCATTTAATTTTTCAGATGAGGAATTCCTTAACTTAAACCAGTTATCTCAAATTCCTTCCAGTCAAACTCAAAATTCTGGGGTAAAACACCCATTCTAGTCAAAAAGTTACACTGAAAATTTTGTTTAGATGAAAAGTTTTAGGATTGCCGAATCAAATCAGTGTAACTAGCAACAATGTGAATCCTCAATTTACATATGTTATAATGATTTATTACATGCTAACAATATTTTTTAGTTTGGCTGGATAAAAAAATAAATCAACCCCTCAGATGAGGAATTGGTCATCCTTGAGCTGTTACCCTTAAAATTTAGGGTTTGGCTGGGAGATTTTCGGCTAAAAAGGGCATTCTGAACATTTAGTTACATTTACGCTGTGCATTTACTGCCAACATCCGTTCAGCTTGCTCTGGCGGAACATCTCTAATCTTACTTCTGATGGTGATTAATCTTTTGGGAAACTTATAGGTTTTGCCATAAGCATCCTCTGAGTAAATACTAAATAGGGAAGGGTTGGCTTCGACCAGTTTCTCCATTTTAGTGATCCATGTAGTATCAGAACAGTATAGCTATGCATATTCGTCTGTCCGCATTGCGGTGATATGCATTTCTTGTTCATCTTTTTGAACCATTGTGCTCACCTCGTTTTGTTTCGCATTGATGTGCGGAATCAACGCTTAATGTGATTATAGCAGAAGTCTTGTGAAATATCAACAATTTGAAGCCAAAAGGTTGTTGCATAATTGTACTATTATATCTAATTATAATTATATATATTATATAATTTATTAAATTTATAATTATTATATCTATAACTAATATCTATTGTATTATATATATTAATATATATATTATATATATTATAATATTTATATATTATATATAAATAATGTTTACTAATAATATCTTTAAGTAGATATTATAGATTATTGTTTACTAATATATATATTTATTTAGATATATTATAACATTGTTTAATAATCTCTTTTGTTTTTTAGATACGATTTTTTAAATTGTGTTAACAATTTAAAAAGAATATAGAATAGTAAACCAAGATTATTAGTAAACCTTTTTATTAGTAAACCATGTTTAATATTAAGCTATATAGTTAAACAATGTTTAATAATAAGCTATATATAATAATATAACGATTTTCTCTTTTCTTGCGAATGTCGCAAGGAATGAGAAAGAGGAGTACCACTACAATGTAAGGTTGCCAGAAAAGAGAATATGTGGTACGAACTCAGCTAAGATCTCATTTGTTAAATTATATCTGTTGTTGTTAACACACAAAGCACTTTTCCAACTGATGGATTTTTCGGCCATGTTGATCAGTGAAAAGATGCTTTGCTGTTTTTCGCTCTGCTGTAGCAGCGCTCAATGAAAAAACAAATCATTGAATAAGGTTCTCCTGTTTCATATTGCTTTCTCCTTGGTTTATCGGGTATTCATTTTTTAGCAAACCAATATTTCAACAGGAGAACTCCGTGTGTTTTCTGATCATCGAGCTTCAATGATATGTGTTTTTCCGCTTTTTATCTAATTTTTTAAAATTTATACTTATTTACCGTTTGTTTTTAAGGGTATGCTTGGAATTTCCCTAGTTTTTTGTAGGGGTATTCTAGCATACCTTTTTTTAATTTGTTTTCGATATTTAGGACGCATTTGCCGAAAATCTATCAAATGATGAAAACATGAGGGTGAAGATGAGGAGATTTGGACGGAAGTTGAGATTTTGGGTGAGTTTGTGGAGGGACTAGCTCCCCCTGTATATATAAAAAGCCCGGAAAATCAAGGTTTTTTGTACCCCCGGTTACGCTCCTAAAATTTTCGTAAAATGCCCATTTTTCGACCCTCAAAATTTTGCAAGACAGCCTCGATTTTCGGTACTATGTACCTGCCACCGACGGCGGTGGTAGAAACTATATAACTATCCCATTGAGGGACATCGAAGAAAAGAGGTTTTAAGTATGACAAACACAACAAACAACAACACAACAAACAACAACGAAGTAACAAGAAACGATGTAGTCAACACACTGAAAAAAATGAAAAAAGATGAGTTAATCAATAGCATGATTACACTCATGGAAGTAACAAACAATCTGCAAAAACAGATTGACGAATTGAAAGCCGACAAGGTTTCTGCTAAAGCAGAAAAGCCTAGCAAGAAAGCAGAGCCTAAAAAAGAGTACGGCGAAAGTAATACAATTACTTTCACAAAACTCGGCAAAAATGGTATCGAATACGAATATGCCGATGGCGGTTATGTAAGACATAAAGGCTTCAGAATGTATATCAATTCCGTACTTAAAAACAACGGAGCAAAGTGGAATAAAGATGCGAAAGAATGGCGTTTTGATACCACTAAAGCTCGTGACGCCTTCATGAAAGCCAACAAGGGCGAATTGGTATTCACAACAAAACAAGTCGATGAATATTTTGCAGGACTGCCTCAGAAATGAGTGCAACCAAAGTCGAGGGGTGTAAAAACCCCTCACTTTTTTTATGCCATTTTATTCCGGATCAACTCCATAGTTGGTCAATTTTTTTCGCTCTCTGTCGGTACAGTTTTGCAGGGTTCAACTCCCTAGGAGCGATTTAATAAAAACCGTCACTCCACCCTATTTTGAGGGGCGGTTAATAAACAGCCGAAATCTGATGTGTGTTTTATGCTAGGCGTTGCCGTAATCAGATTGCAACTCGGTTGGTACTTGCATGACAAGTACAACAGCACATTGACAATAAAGATTTCCGCAATAGATGACTACAAGAAATTGAGGGCTTCTAGGAAATCGGAATAAATGCTTGTAGGGATAACAGTGAACCTATACATCTTTGGCAGTGAGGAAAAATTGCCAGTACACAAGACGCATCAATACTGTTGGGTGCGTTGCAGGTGAAACCGCTGATGACACACTTAGCATGGGAAGGAGTGAATAATAATAATGCTAAACAACATCAGCCGTTAGCGTCACCTCGTACAGAAGATGCACACGGCGGAGAAGGACGCTAGGAAGGGGAAGAAGCATGAGCATGATTGTGGTTTGGTTGTAAGTATTCAGCTTTATACCTATATATGCATCAGTATATGGTGTTAATGTATATATACATACACTATATATTGATAAGTATATAGGTATATGGGTGTATACATACACCTCAATAATATTACTCAACTATATACATGAAAGGTGGTCGTCATTATGACAACAACAGACAAAACAAAAACAACAACAACAAAAAAATCCACAACAAAAACAACTAAGACAACAAAGATGCAGACAGTTGGTAGAGTACACATGAGAGTGAAGAAAGTTGATTTCTCCAATGTCACTCAGTTGACAATCCAGTACCTCAAAACTTATCAGGTGCTGTATCTTGCTCAGGCTCGACTGGCTAATCACTACACAAATGTTGTGGCTGGTCTGATGAAACAGATTGAAACCATCGACGAAAGATGTGCGACAGAGGACAATAGACCTCGTACACCTGAAGAAGAAGAAGCAGTACACGCAATTAAATTAAAACTGACACAGGAAGAAACAAAAAATACTGACCGCAAGAGCAAAATCAACGAGGAGAAAAAGAAAGTAATGAATTACTTTTTCAAGGATCGTGAATATGAATACGACCTGTTCAACGCCTATAAAAAGATGGTGGAAAACGGAAGAAACGCAGATGCAACAGGAAGATGGGAATATATCCATGCTTGTGTAGACTTCCTGAAAAAAATGGGTTGCATCGACAAATATGACAACAAGGCAAATAGCGGTTCCGCTGAAATCAGAAGAATTGCGGATATCCTGCATGATGCAGTCGGCTATAAAATGCAGTCTGGTAAATTCCTGTTAGAAAATCCTGATACAGAAATGCTGACAACCAACATGAATAAAAATGCCTTCCAGACAATCTTCTTAGCAACATTCAGAGATATTCTGGTATCCAATAATGTTCTGGAGTACAAAGAAGACCAGAATATGCGTACAAAATTCTGGGCAGAACTGCTGGGTAGTGATATCGCAGTATATCCCGCTGCTGGTCAGTCCAAATAATCTCGGCACGGCGTAAGGGAAATTGGCTTGGCGTAAGGGAAATAAACCTTAAACGGCAAAGCCGAAATCAGAAATGAATATATACAAGGGAAATTACAGCCGGAGCCAAAAAAAGGTTCCGGTTTTAATTTCAGCATAAAAAAGGAGAATGCATTATGAATAAAAATATTACACCTACAAATTCCAGTTGGGACACAAGATACGAAGAAATCGTTGATGAAATCAATAAAGTGTTTGCACTTTCTCCATTGTACGGTGGTTATGATGATGAGCAATTAATAGAGATTTTTGGCACAGAAAATCTGGAAGAAATCTCCGTCAATAAAACAATCTGGGAGATTTATAAAAAAATTAGAGAATGGAAACTCAGAAATTCTTTCAAAGTTGGCTCTATCGTAATTTGTCACGATAGTTTTGATGCGGAAACTAAAGGTGTAGTCATTGAAATAGATAGTGACATCCTCTCCATTCTTGCAAGAGATGGTGTACATCATTGTGTGTCAGCAATGGTAACAAATACTGGTATCTGTATCGACATGGACAACACATTCAGAACTGTTGATGTGACAGTAAAAAATTATAAAAGGGGGCTGATTTAATATGAAAAATAGACTGGAATATGAATACGAAAAACCGAGAACGGAAAATGATAATGAACCCATCACAGAAGAAATGTTTATGATGGGACAGACGGAAATCAATAGTATCATCCGTAAGGCTGATAATTGTACACACAGATAGTATTGATCCCCTGCTTGAATTATTGAGCAGGGGCTTTTTTATGTCAGGAGTTGAGCAAATGGAAATTAAAAAGAAATACATACCAGACGGAAATCAGGGACATTGGTTATTGTTTTCAAACGGTAAATTCCTGTGTAGTTGTGATGACTCTGAATTAAGTGAAACATTAAGAGAAATTGAAGGGAGATAAAAATTATGAGTATCATGGAAAGAAAAATTCGTAGAGCAAAAAAAGCAAGGGAAAATGCGTTACTGAAACAGAGGGTAACAGGTTTGTTTCTGATTTTTGCAAGTGCTATGTTGCTGTGGCTGGATAATGATATTACTGGACTGATATGCCTGTCCCCGTTTTATCTTCCTGCAATTCTGGCAAAAGAGCCTTTTATGTTTAACGAAAATGAGGTGAATGACAGATGAAAACATATTATTTCAGCGTTAGTAAGAAAAATATGATGGTTGCAGTTAAGTTCTGTAATAGAATTGGCGTCAGATTTTCATGTTCTGCACAAGCGGAAGAAGAAAGATGCTTTTTTGTTGTAGAAGTTGATAAAAAAGAAAAGACAGCTAAAACAAGTGCGTTATCCAACATTCTCGAAGGGATTGGTGAAACACTTTATTGCTAAAGGGGTGAAAAAATGACTGATTTGACAACATATATTGGCAAATGCTTTAAGCGTGGCTATGAATATAGAAAAATCACAAAAGTATTCGCAAATGGATCTGTAAGAGTAACGGAAATTGATTTAAGTGATGATGCAAGAGAAATTCATAACTGTTGGACTTGCGGAATTTACGGATATGAATTTATGAGAACTTGGGATGAAATTCCTGAATGTGAATATAACAAAGCAGCCGGAGAAGTATTAACAGACATCAGAAAATTCCTAATTGGCTATTAAAGGGGGATACAAATGGAATTTAGCAAAGAAATAATTGAGGTATTTGAATATCTCGGAAACCAGATGGGTATTGCTGTAGACTGGACTTCTGAAAATGTTATGCCATACATTACAGAACTTTGCGGAAAATACATTGATTGGGAAATCGCAACTTCTGTGGCTTGGTTTGTGATGGCTTTCATTATGTTACTTGGAGCTATTTGGTTTGCAAAAAGGTATGTTTTATATTGTAGACGGCTGGGGTAGATTTATGGCGAGTAATATGCTTGATACCCCCAAAACAGAACTGGAATGTCAGATTGATTTTGATGCTCCAACAGATATTCGTGCAAGAAAACTGATGGAAGCAAGACTGTTTGCGGAACAGACACAGGATTTGGAAACAGTAAAACCTATTCAGAAACATAAAGCAAACCTGCTTCTGGGCGACAGAACAGCAACAATTCTGGAAAACGCATGTAATGAATATGGTGTTTTGATTGTGGCAAACACAGGTCAGAGAGGCGTAAGAACACTTGGCTCTTATTCTGATTGCTATAAACTGGCAAGATCTATTGGCGAAGATAATGTAAAACTGCTGTTTGAAACAATCGCTAGACTGGGTTGGCATGAAGAAAAGAACGGTTATTCTCGTTGCGTCATGACAGGTCTTGGCAAAGCTATTGCTGGTGCTGGTGATAAAGCGGAAGCCCAGAGAAGAATTGTTGATATGCTGAGAGAAACAACACCTGAAAGACTGAGAGCAAATGCTGTTACAAGATATCCTCAGCGTCACGATACAACAGCATCTGTTCTGTATGTTGAAGATATTGTAAACGGAGTGATTTGATGGGACATGTTTATGACTACGGAGCCATTTTAAGATGTGTTCCAGAGGACTTAGCAAGGGAAATCAAAAGTCTGGATTACAATAAAAAAACACGCTGCATTATTCTTCTGGAGTTGGGTATTAACCTGACTCTGGAAGATGTCCAATATATTAAATCTTTGAAAAATGAAACTCAGCTTTCAAATTATGCAAGAAAATTAATTTTTTCTTGTTGACATTTTTGCAGGCTTTTGATAATGTAATCCTAAATTAAAAAATATTGTTGAGGTGAAAAATCATGTATTGCGGAAAATATTATGTAATTAATATTATGCCTGATTGTGAACATCCGGGGGCTAAAATGGAAATTTATGTGCCAGATGACAGAGAAGCAGAGGAGTATATTAATTGGTATCTGAAAGGGATCTTACGTGATAATATTTGTCACAGCATTGAATGGGATTTTGTGTAATTTTTTTGCGAAATTCTAAACTAAAAAATATTGTAGAAGGAGAGTTGTTATGCCAAATTGGTGTTATACAAAAATTGATATCATAAGCCAAAACAAAAATCAACTTAGTGAACTACACCGATTACTTAATGAATGGACAAGTAAAAATTTCATGGAAAACGGCTTTGGTCTTAATTGGCTTGGAAATATCGTTGGACATTCTGGTATCGGAACTGTTGACACAGGCGATGCAAATGAATTGAGGTGTCGTGGAACATTAGATTACAACGATTTAGAAAATGGAATTCTACACATTGATACATGTACCGCTTGGGCTCCGATGTTGAAAATGTGGCGAAAACTTATTGAGAAATATGTTCCTGATGCGGAAATCATCTATGCAGCGGAAGAACCTGGTTGTGAATTATTTGAAACAAATGATCCAGATTATATTGGGTTATATATTATTGATTCTATGAGAGAAGATGTTTGCAGTGATTATGAAGCAACAGAAGAAGATGTAATTCTTGTGCTGCAACAAATTCTTAACACAACAGAAAATGACTTAGATGATTTGTTATGGGAACTTACAGACTCGAATATTGACGACATTTATATTCATAAATGGCAAAACGGAAACATTGAAGATTGGGATTAAAAGAGGTAAAACAATGGTTCAAATTGGAGATAGATATGGGCGACTTGTTGTTATTGAGGAAGTCCCCAAAATTCATAGACACAGAAGATATTTATGCAGATGTGATTGTGGCAATATGCATGAAGTTGATACCCACAATTTAGAGCATGGACAGACAAAATCATGTGGATGTTTAGCGACTGAAACGAGAAAGAAAAATGCCAAAAAGATAGGGTATGGCAATCTAAAATATGTGGGTTGTAGATGGTGCGATTGCGACAAACATTATGCAAAAGGACTTTGCAAAAAATGTTACCAAAAAGCATTGAACGAAAAACAAAGAGAGGTAAAAAGCAAATGATGAACAAATTATATAATACAATGATGAAAATTTATAACTCTGACAAAGAGGGTGGTTTTACCTCTAAAGAATTGGGTGAAATTTTCGGGAAAAATATGAAGAAAAAAGATATTTTGAGTCTGAATTATCAGACAATTCTTGAACTGGTTGATGTCTGGAAAGAGAAAAAAACAATTCGTATTGGTGATGTAGTAAAAATTAAACCTTTTGGTGATCTTGGCGTTTGTATTGGCAGAAAAGATGATAATTCTATTAATGTCCTGCTTCCTAATGGCGACATGTTGTTTGGAGAGTCTGATTTTATTAAAGTATATAGTCAGGCTGTTGATATTAAAGGGTTTATGAATCTTGTAAAAGAAGCCTGTATTGAAACAATGCCGGTAAAAGAAATGATGCAAGCGAAACCTAAAATGACATTCAAAAAAGGTCAATATGTTACAGCAGCCGATCCATCTTGCTGTGATATTATTATTGGCATTGTAGATGCGGACAAAGAAGTGGAAGGCGATACAGAAAATATTGCTGTTCGCATTTTGAAACACCGCAAAAAAGAATTTGCACCATATTATAGTGTTTGGGTACAGGCAATTTGTTGTGGTGAACCCAGATTGAGAATTATTACAGATGAAGAAGCAAAAACAATCCTTAAAAAATATTCTAAGGAGTGATATTTATGAGTCTGTATTTTATTGCAAAAAGCAAAAATAAAATCGGATATACAGTAGATTGGTTGAAGGTTACATATATAGAAAACAAAAAAACATATGAATTAACATTAGATTTGCAAGGATGGATTGATTATTCAGAAAACAAATTAGATTGCCGATGCAAATGTGATTTAATTCCTTGGACTTTATATGATTGCGAAACTGGAAATGAGGAAGACTTATATGGAATTAGCCCAAGAGAAAGTATTGCCAGATTTCCAGATAAAAAAATTGCAGAAATTATTTGTGCTGGAACAAATCATAAAATTGGTATCTATCCAATGTGTCCATATGATGTAGAAGAAGAAAAATATTTTGCACTTGCAAAAGAAGATGAATTATATGAGCATTATGGTTTTTTTGGCATAACAGAAGATGATGTTATTTATGAGAAAGAATTTATATTTGAAACGGAGTTGAACTATTAAATGGCAAACTTAAAAGAATATACAAATAAATTTTTTACAGATGGTGAAAGTTTATATGTCAAAACAGATGGTGCATATTGTGGCAATTCTGTTTATGGTTGGACAATTGACCTGAATGCAGATAATGATATTTACAATAAAATTTGTGAATTTGAATTATACCCCACAGAACTTCTTGATCATTATACTGAAGTAGCAGAATGCGAATTTAATGCAGCGGTAATTGCAATTTTGGATGCAATGAAAACAGATTTTTTATCTTAATTATGAAGGGAGAATAAAATTATGAAAATTGTTGGTGTTGGTAAGCGTTTTGAAATTTATGAAGATGACTTAAAAACATATGATACACTTCCTGCAAATATTTACACAGTTCGTTTCAATAAAATGACTGGTTTTTATCTGGAACAGCATTCTGATTTTGAAATCAAAGAAGAAAAAGTGTACGGTGTACATACGGAAAAAGTCGAAAAAGTGCTGAAATCTTTTGGGAAATTCAATCGAAATCTTGGCGTTATTTTAAGCGGTCACAAAGGCATTGGCAAATCTCTGTTTGCAAAAATGTTGGGCATTGAAGCGGTAAAAAAAGAACTGCCAGTTGTAATTGTTGATTCCTATATTCCTGGTATCGCAGCATATATTGAGTCTATCGAGCAGGAAATTATGGTTCTGTTTGATGAATTTGATAAAACATTCTGTAGTAAAAAAACAGATGATGCAAATGATCCACAGGCTAGTATGCTGAGCCTGTTTGATGGTACATCTCAGGGTAAAAAATTATATGTAATTACATGCAATAACATTAATAAGCTGAATGATTATCTGATTAATCGTCCCGGCAGATTCCATTATCATATGAGATTTGATTTCCCTACTTCTGCAGAAGTAACAGAATATCTGACAGATAATTTGGACAAGCAGTATCATGATGAAATTCAGAATGTAGTGAATTTCGCCAGAAAGGTAAATCTGAATTATGATTGCCTGAGAGCAGTCGCTTTCGAATTGAATGAAGGTGGCAAATTCAAAGATATTATTAAAGATCTGAATATCATTAATATGAATCCAGAAACATATGACATTTCCCTCCATTTTGCAACTGGTCTGGTTCTGAAAACACATGGTTGTAATATTGATTTCTTTGATAGCACACAGCATTATTCTTTCTGGATGACAGGTAGTGCATATGACTGGGTTTGTCAGATTGGTTTTACAGTTAAAGACTGTGTATTTGATGAAGTTAATGATATGTTTATTGTAAAAAATGGCGATTTTGAAATTAATTATGATGATAGTGAATATGAAGCGAAAGCAAAAGAATTGAGAGAGGCGAACCCTACTTTTATCAGCATTCAGAAACGCAAAGATAAAAAATATCATTACACCGTATAATTGAAAGGCAGTGTTTATATGAGATATGTTATGAATTCTATGGAATATGAAGTTGTAGATAAAATTTTGACAGAATCTCATTTAGATGAAATCATCTGGATTCAGCAAAGGGAAACGGATAATGGTCTTGAAGATTACTGTTATGATGTCGAGGAAAATACAGATATTACACTGAAAGAAGGCTTAGAAATCATTTATGATGCTGTCATTTTTGATGAGATGCAGGAGCAAGACATTTTTGTGTTTAAAACTTTATTAAAAAAATTAGGAATTAAGGTGTTTTAAGGGGGTATTAAAATGGCTAATAATTACACAAACGAAGAATTTCAGAAGACAATTTTAATGATTGTAAATTCTGATAAAGATGGTGGCTTTACAAGTAAAGAACTGCATGAAATGTTTGGTACAGCCAAATCTAAAACCAAAATTTTAAGCATGAAGCCAGATAAAATCATGGAAACAGTCAAGAAACATAAATGGAAATTTATTAAAGTTGGAGATGTGGTTGAGCATATTACAGAAGGCTGGATTGGTGTTTGCACAAAGATTGCAGATGATACAAGCATTTTTGTTTTATCTGCAAACGGAATTGCAAGAAGAGCGTTCAAACAAAACTGTAAAGTTGTTGGGTATATGGATATTAGTGAATTTTTATCTAGTATCAAAAGAAGTGATTGACATATGAAAAATTTTGAAAAATATATTCAATTGAAATATATTTTTTTATAAAAAACTAAAATAAAAAATATTGTTAAGGAGTGGTGTCGTTGGAGTAAAACGAAATCTGAAGATGCAAATGAAAATGAGGAACGAAAAACAAAATCATTATTTTTTATATGTATTAGCAAAAAAAATAATGTGTAACGAAACCAACATGATAAAAAGAAAAGGAGAATGAATTATGGTAAAAAAATACTGGATTTGTACTGAAGTCCCCACAACAGAAGAGCTGGTATTCACAAAAGATAAAGCATATCTGGCTGTGAATTTTGCTGATGGCATGATTAAAGTAGTGGATGATGAAGGTGTAGTATTCAATGATTACAAAGATTGCGTAATGACGGAATTAACAAATATGGGTTATAAATTTGCAGAAGTTGTAATTCCTGATCATATTGGATATTTTAGGGCGACTGCTGCATCTGAAAAATTCCAGTTAAATAAAGTATATGAAATTAATACAGAAAAAATTGATGTAAATGCAGATCATCCTCTGATGAATGTTGTTACAGATGTAACTCTGTTAAATGAAAATTTTGATTTTTCTACAAAAACAGAATTCCTGGAATATATCTCTGCACATTTTAATTCTGATATCACAAAAATTACACCAGCGGATATTGCTGTAATGTGTAATGTTGCAATGAATGTCAGATTTGTAAATGGTGATTTTGCTGCATTTCACAACGACACATTGGTAACAGATGACATGGATATCCCTGAATTTACACCTGTTTTTGCAACAAATGAGGAAATTGCAAATATTAAAAGAGAAATGATTGAATGTTATACAAAATTTAGTCATCCTTGGAAAAATACAGGTGTAGATAAAGAACTTACAAAATGGAATATTAATAAGGCGACGCTTCGTGCTATGTTCAAATCCTCTCCTCATTATAATGGAAATCAGCAGTTGGTTTTTAGTGATGAGCATTATAGATTAAATACAAATAAAAATGCTGGTGCAGATTTTATCAATTGGGTAAATTCTGTATTTGATTCTAATGCATTGCTGGAACCTAAAAGAGTACTTGGTTATACATATGATGAACTGGCTACAGTAAAAGCATATTACCAGGCTACAATGCCCAAAGTTAAACCCATGATTCAGGGTAATAATTTGTATCTGATGAATTATGAACTGATGAAAAAGAAACGTGAAGAAATCGACAAAATTGATTACATCATGGAAACATTCCTTGATGAACGCAACACACCAGAATCTATTAAAAAACAGAAAGATTATAAACAGCTGATCCGTATTATTATGGATATGAAAGACGAATATATTGATGATGATATTGCAACAAAAGTCAATCATTATCTGCCTGATGTGAGAGCCAGAAAAGGTCAGAAAGCAACAAAAATCACAGGTAAAATTATGCGTCATTTCGGCATTGACAAATGCACAGATTATAATAAAAAGTTTGCAAAATATGCAGATGCAATTAACATTATCAAAATTGTAAGACATACAGTTATTTCTATTCACCCTATGGATTATCTGACAATGAGTTTTGGTAATTCTTGGAGTTCCTGTCACACCATTGATAAGGACAATATCAGAAATGGTGGCGGAAATGGTTATCATGGTGCATATTGTTCCGGTACACTGTCTTATATGATGGATTCTGCATCTATTATTGTATATACCGTAGACAGAGAATATGAAGGCAATACATTCTATGAAAAAGATAAAATCAATCGTTGCATGTTCCATATTGGCAAAGAAAAAATTGTACAGGGAAGATGTTATCCACAGGCAGAAGATTCTAACGATGAACTGTATAAACAGCTGAGAGCATTGGTTCATAGAACATTTGCAGAAATTTGGGGTATTCCTAATCTGTGGGTACTGAAAACATCTGGTCTGAGAGATTATATTACAAATAGCGGTACACATTATCCTGATTATTATCATTCCTCCAAATGTAATATCAGTACTTATAAATTTGCAAAAAATAAACAGGAAGTTGTACATATTGGTGTAAAACCTGTTTGTACATGTTGTGGCAGAGAACATGGTAGATCCGATCATCTGCATTGTTGTAGAGGTGAACATATTAAAGATGATACAACAGCAACAGATTATACAACAGATGATGTTGAAGCAGAGCCAGAGGCGCAGTATGTATATTGTGAATGCTGCGATGAAGTTGTAGAAAGGGCGGATGCACATTTAATTGATGGCGAATGGTACTGCGATGATTGTTGTTTCTACTGTAACTATCATGAATGCTATGAAGAAAGTGATGGCGAAATTTATGTAACTGGACTTGGTTATGTTTGTGATTCTGCTCTCGATAGTGGTTATGTAGATTATTGTGAATGTTGTGGTACATATTATCGTACAGATGTACTGGTATGGATTGATGGAGAAGATCGTTATGTATGTGACGACTGTTGTTCCAGATATTATACTAGAGATTATTATACAGATGAATATGTTCACAATGATGATATTAGAATGTGTTGCGTTTGTGACGCACATGTTTATTATGAAGATGGTGAAACAAATGAAAACGGAGAATTTATTTGTAATCACTGCCTTGAGGCTGAAGAAGATTAAGAATATATTTTTTAATTATATTTAAACTAAAAAATATTGTTATATTTGGAGGGATACATTATGAAAAATACATCTATGGATAGAAAAACAACAAGAAAAATTAATAAATTCAAAAGAATCTGCCAGCAGGAACAGATGGAGCTGAAAGATAATTTGGTAAATATTCTGAAATCTCAGGGTTATAAAAACCCTGTGGTTGCAGATGGTTTTGTTTATGCAAAAGGTGAAGTACCAGTTCTGCTTCTGGCACATATGGATACGGTACACAAATCTCTGCCATTTATTATCTCTGTAAAAAATACAGGAAATGGTACGAAACTTTCTTCTCCTCTGGGGATTGGTGGTGATGACCGTTGTGGCATCTTTATGATTTTGGAAATTATTAAAGATCTGAAATGTTCTGTTTTGTTTACAGAAGACGAAGAAACAGGTGGCATTGGTGCAAGAAAATTCACAGAAACATCTTATATTAACGATCTGAATGTAAACTACATGATTGAGTTTGATAGAAAAGGTAATAACGATGCTGTTTTCTATAGTTGTGATAATAAAAAATTCACAGAATTTGTAACAAAAGAATTTTTTAAAACCAATTGGGGTAGTTTCTCTGATATTTCTGTAGTTGCTCCAGCAGCAGGTATTGCGGCTGTAAACCTGTCTTGTGGTTATTATAAAGCACACACACTTGATGAATATGTCATTTTTGAAGAAATGATGAAAGTTGTTGAAGAAGCAAAGAAAATGATTCAGAGAGATGTAGAAGAACCTTTTAAATATGAAAAGAAAACATACAGCTATTATGGTTATGGGAGATATTTGGATTATGGCTTTGATGTATTTGATGACTATGATTTCGGCTACAGCGGAAGACTTGGTCGTGGAAGATATGATTATACAGTGAAAAGAAATGCTTCCGGCACAACAACAAAAGAAAATGAGCAGAAAATGAAAAGATGGTATGTAGAATTTTTCTCTTGTGAACAGTATCAGTTTGATGTTGTTGAGGGATATACAATTGCAGATGCATGGTATGAATTTTGCATGATGTACCCCGATGTATGTTATGACGATCTCATTGAAATTTATGATGCAGATGAAGTGGAAAGACCTATTGAATATGAAGTAAGACTGGAAAAGATGTGAGGAGGGACAAATTATGTATAAATTGTTTGCAGAAGGTGAAACAGTTTTTCAGTATGATGACTTTTCTGTGCCATACGAAGTAATTAGAGAAAGTATTGGACACGTCACAATTAACAGCAAAATAAAAAAAGGCTTAGCAAGAAATATCTATAAACATGATCTTTGCTACATTGCCAAATTATATAAAAAAGGTCTCGGCGTTAATTATTTTCAAATGTTTACTGTAAAAAATCAGAAATATTTGTTACATAGTAAAACACTGTATCGAATTGATAAAAATTGTGTGACAGATGTAGGTTTTAATGCTCCAAAAGAAATTTTGGATGCATTAGCTGGAAAAGAAAAAATTGTATTAGGAGAAGAATATGCAGCAGAACCGATGACAGGTATGTTGGTTCGTGGATTAGACAATCCTTATTCTATTACAAATTACAATATGTATGTTGGTAGAATTGAACTCATTAATGATCACACTGTCAATATTCGTATTCTTGATCATGAGTCAAAATACAATATTGGTGATTGTCATACAGTTGAATGGAAATCTTTTGGGAGACCAAATTTTGAAGTACTTGAATTGAGGTGGTGATATGAAATGGAATCTTGTTGTTGGTGATGGTTGTTTTTTTGAATCTGGTGGGAAAAAGAGATATATAACAAAAATTCTAATCGATTCTTATGTTTTAGATGATAAAACAATGGCGTTTAAAGAAAATGTTTTAAGCACAGGTGCTTATTTCTCTAAAATGCTGAAAATTCCAATGTTTAGAAAATTTGTAATTCCTAATATTCCAACAGTTTATGTAATTGATTGTGATGGTATTAAAGAATTATATAAAGGCAAAGAAATTGATGTCACAAATTCTTTAATGAATACCGTATTAAAAGATGTACTTTTAGAAAAAGTAAAGGTTTCCGTTGGAGAACAGATTGAACCACCAGAAATTAAAAAATTAAGACGTACTATCAGAAAAGCAGCAAATATTTACGCAAATTATTCTTTTATAAATTCTAATATTTCAAATTTTACAATTAATCATGTAATAAATGGAGATATTAGAATGTCTAATTCACTTTATGCACCAATGGATTTATGGGGGTGATGATATGAGTAATAGTAAACTCAGAATTGTAAAAGTAATGCCAAATAAAAAACCGGAGGTTTGTGAAATTGAACGTGGATTAAAAGATTTACAGGAAATTGTTGATGGTACAATTCAGTGTATTTATCCCTTTGATGATGATGTAGGTCTTGTATGCAATGATGACGGTAAACTACTTGGTTTAGCTTACAATAGGGCATTATTTTACGATTGGGATAAAACAGAAATGTATAAAGAAGTTGACGGGAAACAATATGTTCCTATTGATGATATTTACGACGCTATTGTTGGAACATTTTTTATCTGTAGAACACCGGCAGATAGTGATAAATTTGAAAGTCTTACAGATGAACAGGTGAATAAGTATTTAACGCTTTTCGCAAGAAAAGAAACGCTTGCAAAAGATATGTTTACAAACCAGTTGTTTATTGTTAGAGAATGAGGTGATTAATTCATGGATTTAAATGAAATCAAAGCAAAAATCTCTTCTGAGGAATATAAATTTCTCAGAGAAAATGAACATTTAGGTAAAAATATTATTTTGCTTGGTTTAGGCGGAAGTCACGCTTATGGCACAAATACCCCTACATCTGATTTAGATGTAAGAGGGATCGCATTAAATAGCAAAAGAGAGATTTTGACTAAAGCAAATTTTGAGCAGTTTGTTGAAACAGAAACAGATACAACTATTTATTCCTTTAACAAAATTCTTAATCTGTTATCTAATTGTAATCCAAACACAATCGAAATGCTTGGGCTAAAGCCGGAACATTATCTTTATATCTCTCCAATTGGTCAGCAATTATTGGATAATAAAAAAATCTTTTTATCTAAAAAAGCAGCATATGCTTTTGGTGGTTATGCGACATCACAGTTGAGAAGATTGGATAATAAAAGTGCAAGGCTAGTTGGACAGGCACAAAGAGAACAGCATATTTTAAATTCAATTTTAAATGCAAAAGAACAGTTTCCAGATAAATATTTTTATCATGAAAATGAATCTATCAATTTGTATTTAGATAAAGCAATTAATGAAGATTATGAAACAGAAATTTTCATGGATGTGCATTTTACCGGATATCCTCTGAGGGATTACAAGGCGATGTGGTCTGAAATGAATAATATCGTAAAAGAATATGCAAAAATCGGGAAAAGAAATGCTAATGCAATTGAACATGATAAACTTGGCAAACATATGATGCATCTTGTTCGGTTGTATATGATGTGCCTGGATATTTTGGAAAGAGAAGAAATTGTTACATACAGAGCAAAAGAACATGAGGAGCTGATGGCAATTAGAAATGGGAAATATCTGGACGATAATAGACAGCCCATTCCAGAATTTTATGAAATGGTTGATGAATATGAGAAAAAAATTGAAAAAGCAAAATTAGAAACATCGTTACCAGATAAACCTAATTATAAAGCAATTGAAGAATTTATGATGATGGTTAATGAAATGGTTGTAAAAGAAGAAATTTAAAGGAGATGTAAAATATGGCACAGACATGGATGAAAGCAGACGACTTAACTGTTATTGCCAATATTGCAAAAGGCAAACCTTTTAAAATGCTGATCCCGGAAAAATTTGGTGGTGGTTTTTTAAAAGGGGTTTATCATGGCGATGGTAGATTTGGCGAAAACAATTATGAAATGAAATGGGATATTTATGAATTGCTGGCTTTTTGGAACGACGAATCTGAAGCTTTCGGCGGAAAATTTGTAGGCGAAAGATTAAGATATCTGGGGCAGAAACCTAATATCAAACAGATTGATTACACGACAATGTTCAATAGAAATCTTGGTAAAGATATTTCTGATACAGATGCTAAAATTCTTTCTCTCAAATATCCTCCAAAACTTGTTTCTGCATCTTACAAAGGCACTTATGAAGATTGTGATAAAGCAAGCTTAATTGATAAAAGAGGTAAAGATAGTGCTTTGGAACGTAGGTGATCAATATGGGGAAATACATGTTGATTGAAGTTGTTGATAGAATAATTAGCACTACAATTTTTTCTGATTTAGAAAAAGCGCAAGAAAAATTGGTTGAAAAATATGAAGAGGCTTCTTTGAAATATACCATTGATGTTTTTGGAAATTATATTAACCCAGGCAAGACAATTGCTTGGGTTGATACAGATGAAATTCAATGTGATTACAAAATTATTGAAATTAAATAAGGAGAAAAATATTGGGACATTATAGAAATACAACTGTCGGAAAAGAACATGATCGCAGAAGAAAATTAACAGATGAACAACGAGAGCAAATTAAAGAATTATATGCAAGTGGTAAATATTCCATGATGCAACTTGCAATTAAATTTGGGGTACATAGAGATACAATCAATCGAATTGTAAAACCGGAATTTGATGCAATTAAAAGAAAACATAATAAAAAATATTATGAAGCTCATCCAATTCCAGCGGAAAAAAGAAAAGAATACCTTGAATCCCATTATAAATACAAGCAAAAATTGTATGAGGAAGGAAAAATTAGTTAAGAGGTGTGTATATGGATATTACTAAAATGATCACGATATCAACTGCACATATTACAAACCAAACAATCGAATTTTTAGAAAAAGAAGCATATCGAAACAATGAATTGGTCGTATATCCAAAAGCAGAATATGGTTGGTTTATTTATGTTTGTGAAGATGATATTGAAAATGCAGATCTAAATATTGACCTCAGAGATTGCCTCAGTTTTGCATATGGAAATGATTGTCAATGGTTAGTATTTGATCGTGATGGGGTAATAGAAAATAATCTGTCTATTTATCAAGAAATTTTTTAAGGGGGATAAAATATGCCAGTACATGATGATCTTGGTACAAGAATGAAAGAATATTATGAGCAGATTCCAAAAACAAAATTAATGAGAAGAATGCCAGTTATTATCCGACTGGATGGCAAAGCATTTCATACATTTACAAAAGGATTTCAGAAGCCTTTTGACGAAGTGTTGATGAAATCTATGCAGGGCACAATGAAATATCTTTGTGAAAATATCCAGGGTTGCGTTCTTGGTTATACCCAGTCCGATGAAATCACGCTGGTTTTGGTTGATTATAAAAAGCTAACCTCTGCAGCATGGTTTGATTATGAGGTACAGAAAATGTGTAGCATTGCGGCAAGTATGGCAACTATGGCTTTCAATAGAATTTTTTTGGAAGAGTATGTTGAATTTTGTGGTCGATGTGCAAAATATGATTATCACCATGAGGGAGATAAAGAGATGTGTCAGAAACTCATGGATACATATAAAAATGCAGTTGACAAAGGCGCTATGTTCGATGCTAGATGCTTTAATATTCCAAAAGAAGAAGTGACAAACTGTATTTTTTGGAGACAGCTGGATGCAACTAGAAACTCTATTCAGATGGTTGGACAGGCTTATTTCAGTCACAAAGAATTACATCAGAAAACTTGCAGTATGATTCAGGATATGCTGATGGAACAAAAGGGTGTAAATTGGAACGACCTTCCACTTTGCCAGAAACGAGGGGTTTGTGCAGTCAAGAATAAAATTATTACAGGAAATGATGGAATGCTTGAAATGTATGTATGTCGTGATGACAGCCAGCCTGAAAATGCATGGATTATTGATAAAGAAATTCCTATTTTCAAAGGCGATGGCAGAAAATATATTGATGAATTAATTTTTATTGGAGAGTGATTAATATGTCCGAAGTAAAAATTAGAATTCATGAAGCCACAGCAAATAGTCGTTATGGGGATGATTTTACATTTTTGTTTGATGATCCAATTACGCCAAAATATCAAACAGAAAGAGAAATTGAAATTGTTTTACAGAAAGAATTGGGTTACACAGAAGATGAATTTGGTAATGGCTATCTACATGATGATATTGAAGCAACATTTGAATACAACGGATATATTGATGTTGCTATTCCAGATTCAATTGTAAATAGAATCAGGCAGGAAGGGTAATAGGTGTTATATGAAACTTTATAAAATTTATTTTGAAGTTGATAATGGCTGTGCCTACATTATGGACTATGCATTAGTATGTGCAACAAATAGCGAAGAGGCAGTTAATAAATTATCGGAATTTATTATTGCACAAGATTTCGAATCACGTGTAAGTGATGTTGTATATGTAAAAGAATTTAGCGACGATATCTTCACAATAAAGTTTGGATATAAATAATGAGGTGTTTTTATGAGAGAAAATAAAATTGTTGAAATGGTAGAAAGAGTTATTAGAGTTGAATATATCGCAGAAGATGGAAAAAAGTTTTGGATCGAAGAAGAATGTAAGAAATATGAAAAATCTGCGGTGTTCGCAGTAAGTAAAGAATTGAAAAGAATGCATGAAGGAAAACTTTGGAGTTGTGATTTCTTCCCTAATGGTTATGACGATGAAGAAGTTGAAATTTTTGATATTCAGACAGAAAAAGATTTTGAGAATTTGAAAAGATATATTTATCTCAAATTAAGTGAAAATGATGTGCCTCATAATGAAATCAATAATATGTTTAAACAGAAAAAATTCGGTATTGATGGTATTACATATGGGCACGAAGTTATTATCAGATGGAGTTGTGATTATTGCTATGTAAACACATGGCTTGATGGTAGTATTGATGGTTATTTGACATGTGTGAAAAATACGATGTATGACACTATTCAATCTTATAAAAATAAAGGCACAGAAAATAACGCAAACTAAATTATGGGGATGATGCAATGAAAATTGATAAAAATTATTTGTTGAATGCGTTTAGTAGTGATCCTATTGAAATATTTATCAGGATGATGGAAACAGATAGCGGAAAAATTGCATACAAAAGAACAAAGCATGTATTAAAGGTATCATTTTTGATTTATACACCATTAGTAATTTTGTGTGTGGTTTTATTTGCAAAATATAATTACATGGCACTGCCTTTATGGTTGTTGGTAATCTTATCTGCATTCCCGTTTGCAAAATACATTATGATCCCTTTATCAGAAAAGAAAAGAAGTGATATTGAAAACAGCGTCAGAAGAAATCACCAGAAAAAATGAATAAGAGGTGTGATATGAAGATTATAGAAGCCAATAATAGAATTGAATGCAAATGCGGTTGCATTATGGAATATGAAAAAAATGATATAAAAACAGATGTGATTTCGGAACCAAATGGATTTTTCATGTTAACCAGAAATTATTATCGGAGAGGATATGTAGAATGCCCAATTTGTGGTCGGAAAAATTACATTTATTCTCAGTATTATAAAACAGAATAAAATTCATGTTTTGTCAGGAAGTGATTTTATGAAAAATATCTTTTCTTATCATAGAGGAAGTGAAATTATATGAAGCAATTTTTAACAGCAAATGCTTTGGTGCTGGCATTTATGGTAGGTGCGTGTTCTCCGGTGAATGAAGTGGTTGCAGAACAGGAAAAACCATTGAAGATTTGGTTTGAAAATGATAACGGTGCTTATGAAACATTGAAAGTTGTTGATGACCATACGGGAGTAAATTATGTAGTAGTGGCAACTGAAGTTGGTAACGGGCATCGAAGTATTGCTATCACTCCTAGACTGAATGCAGATGGAAGTTTGTATGTAGGTAGATGAGGTGAGCATATGAAAAATTTAATGGAATATACAGCTACGATTCAGACAGAAAGAAAACTAAATATTCATGAAATTGAAGGAACGGATTTTGCGTTCTATGAAGATGTAAGAGAAATTGATACGGACGGGAAAAAGGAAATTAAAACATATACCGGTGTCACATCTATTAAAAATTTACAAGAAACCAAAGAATTAGAACGTGTAAATCGATATGTACATGCCCCAAAAATGTATGAAGAAAAAGCATATGTAGTACCAATTAAAAAAATGGACTTTGACTTAGTATTAAAAGGAAACAGACATATCACAACTGTAATTGGTGAGTCAACTGCAATTGGATATCCTTTACCAGAAGATACAATTCTTGCGCTGTGGAATTGTGGTTCATACACAATTGCAGATCTTAATTATAATTTTATCTCCATTCCAATTAGATTTGATTATATTGATGGTGGCACAGATAATAGTAAATTTAATTTGCGGAAATTAATGAAAAAATTAAAAGCCGATGAAAATGTTGTGAATAAAGAACAGCTCTGTATTAAAAATATTCCTTATTACAATTCTGATGTTGGAAGAGATAAATTTATTGAATTTCAATATTTACTTCCACAGGATATTTATGAAAAAGTGATTCAAATGAATTGTTTTGAAAGAAACAATTATATTCTGAAAAATGTTATTTGTGCAAACGACTGTCTAAAAAAAGGTTGTGAACTATAATGAGAAATCCAAAAAGAATTTATAAATTTTGTAATCAGCTTGCAGAAATTTGGGTAACAAAATGTCCAGATTGGAGATTTGGGCAATTTATTGTAAATGTTCTGGGGGAATGTGATAAAGATCCATTTTTTTATGAAGAAAATGAAATGATGGAACATATTAAAAAATATTTTGGGATTGATGATGTAGAAGATACATACGAAGAATGAGGTGGCATTATGTTCATTATTATTAGTTACTCAGAAAATGATTTATATACACCGATTAAAGCAAACACATATGAAGAAGCATACCAGTGGATGTTTAAGCGCACGGCAAATAGGGTGCGAGATGAATATGAATGTGAGTTTGACGAAGACTCGGAAGTTCATATCTTTGAAATGACTGATGATGAGGTTATTCAGTGGGCTAAAGATAATATTCGAAATTTTGCAATTACTAAAACAACCTCTTATTTAAATCCGGGCAATGGAACATTTAAAGCAAGTCAAATTTTTTGCCTTGATAAATTAGATAAGATTTGAGGTGACAATATGAAGTCTGCATTAACACCAGAGCAACAAACAAAGATTAGAGAATTATATGCAGCGGGCAGACATTCTTATCGTGAACTTTCAAAAATGTATTTTGTCTGCACAAGTACAATTTACAATATTATCAAAAATTCACCAAAAAGTGAAATGAAAAAATTTAGTGGATATTATAGAAAACCAGAAAGAAATAAATATCCGATGAAAAAGAAATTTGATAAGAAAAAAGTTACAAAGAATTTGATTGAAGCTGTATCTGATTTTGCGTTAATGGACAATTGGACAGAGGTTTATTTAATGGAAACACTGCTTTGCTGTGGGCTTGTCAAAGAAGATTTTGATGAGGCTGGATACCTTGATTTTTATGAAGAATATTTTGATGAAGCTGTGTAATAAGCGAAAAACAAGGAGGAGTATTATGGCTAGTATTAAAGGTTTTCAGATGAAAAGTGTAAAACAAACTTTGGGTCGTGAAGGTTATGGATGTACTGCCACTTTGTATTTGAATGGTAAAAAAATTGGTACATATGCCGATTATGGCGATGGTGGATGCGAAGATGTGACTTATGTATCCAAAGATGCAGAAAAAGCAATGATGAAAATTATTATTGAATATGCAAAAGAACATCCAGATGAATATATTGTTGATCTGTATAAAAAAAGAACAGAACAATATGAAGAAGAATGTCAAAGATTTAAAAAATATAATCCTTATATCCCAGATGAAGATATTACAATTGAAACAATGTCTGCAAATTCTATTGTGTATATTGTAGATGAATTTTTAAATCTTTTAGAGCTTGAAAAATATTTTAAAAAATATCGAAAAAAGGGATATAAAGCAATTAGTGTAAAAAACAATGAGGTGATTGCATACCCTACGAGTTGGACAGATGAAAATATCAAAAAAGAGGCAGAGGGGAAAACATTATATACTTCTTTAGATGATTTCTGTAAATAAGAAGTGTTGAAACAATGCGGAGGCGATTTAAATGAGTAGAGTTGATAATATTATAAAGTTCGCACAGAGAAGAGAAGAAGAAAAAAGCACACAGGAGAATGCAAAACAGAAACGTATTGAAGCATATAAAGAACAAATTAGAGCATTAAAACCTAGAATCGATGAGCTTCTTGAAGTTGGTAATGCTTGTAAAAAACACGGGATTGCTTTAAATGGCAGTTCGTGGGGTGGTCACGAAGGATATGATACACACCAGTTTATCTCTAATGCTTGGTCGCATTTAGTAGGCTTTATTTCTGAAGGTAAAGACACGCCTTTTACCAAAGTTGGAAAAATTGGTGGTGGGGCTTGTAATTATAATTTAACCACTGATGGCGAGATCATTATCGTAACTGGTGATGTCGAATCTGTTTTAAAATGTTTTGTAGAAGGCTTTGATACTTTTGAAGAAGAGTTTTATGCATATGTTGATAGAACTGTAAAATGAGGTGTGCGATATGAATAAAATGAGAAGCGTCCGATTAGTTGAATGCTCTGATCATGATTATGATTATGGAATTTTGCATTTTAAAAATGCTAGTCTGGATGAGGTACAGCAAAAGATTTATGAAATCAAAAACAGATTATACGAAAAAGATTGGGACTGGACAATTGATGATGTGGTAGAAGAATTTCCTGAAGAGTGGGGGTGTTGGTTTGAAGAAGTAGAAGCCAACGAATATCTTGAAATTTAATATTTTGATGAAGAGGTGCAATTTTTATGAAATTGAAATGCTTAAATTGCGGACATGATTTTTATGGGGATGTTGAATATGATTATCTTGGATGGCATAGCAGCTGTCCGGAATGTTTAAGTAGTTTTGATGTTGACACAGAAGATATGACTGAGGTTTTTGGTCATATGTATAAGAACACAGATAGGGTTGAACAATTTTCTTTTGATTGTATTAATGACAATAATGTACCAGCAAAAGAAATCATTGAAACTATTTATTATGCATTAGCAAATATTAATGTCACAGTTGTTGGATGTTTACCAACAGATACAAGCTGGGCTGTAAAAGATTATTGCTTTTAAGGAGTGATTTTATGAGAATTTACTTTGACATTAAACATTATGACGAAGTATATGATGTTGTCGTTGGTAAATTAGGTGCGGATCAAGATTGTTTTGAAACAGATGATTGTGTAGATATTGAGCCAAATGAATTTGCCACATTAGCAACAGAGTTACCACATATTAAATTTACTATTGATGGCATGAAAAATACCATGAAAAATAAATTAATGCAACATTTAGGACATGATATTGTTATTGCATATTACGGCAATAAAAAAAATCCACATGATGTTTGTGTGGAATGTAATACATGTTACGAAGTTTTGGTATCCGCAGAAGATTATGATACAGGGGAGTTTCGTTATGATTGAAAAAACAATTTGGATTTTAACGGAAATTTATGAAGATGATATATCACAAAAAGAATTTAATATTCTTGCCACATCTTTTGATAAAGAAGTAATTTTGCAAAAAGCAAAAGAGTTGTATCAAAAGGATGAATATGGTTATTTTGCAAAATATGGTGTTGAAGATATATCTCCATTCTTTTATGAATCTAAATGGAATCCAAATGGATATGTCGCTTATGTTGTTTTGTTGCAAGAGGTGATTTGATGATCAATTACGAATTCGAATGCAATATGGATGCTGAAGAATGCAAACAAAAACAATCTGGGAGTTGCGATGATTGGTGTGCCGCATTAATGTGGGCAAATGATGGAGTTGGAGCAGAATATAATTTCTGCTATCAAAATGGGGAAAATTATTGCGCTATTTATCCAATGATTTTATCTGAATATGGAGATTGGGATACAGATACACAAAAATATTTGCATTATGAAATTGATTTTATGGATTTGGATTGGAAGAAAAAGTTAGAAGTTACAATGCACAATGCAGTGCAAATGTTTTTCTCTGAAAGGGTGTTTGATTAATGGAGAAAGCACTTGAGTTTGAATGCAATATTACAGAGAATGATTTTTACGATAATTTAGATAATAGTGAAATTGAAGTATGGGGAGCAGCATTTATCTGGGACGAAAAAAATAATATTGGCGCAGAATACAATTTCTCAATTGATATGACAACCGATAGTATCATTGATTGTAGCGCAATCTATAAATCAGGAATTGATTATAATGGAAATTTGTGTACAGATTATAATACATTTATCTATTATGAAATTGATTTCAAGTCCGCACATTGGAAAGAAAAACTTAGACAGGCGATGTATGCTGCATTTATAGAATTTCATAAAAATAAAATTGAAATGAGGTAAATATTTTATAAGGAGTGATTTTATGACACCGGTAATTAACCCGCTGTGGTTTTGGTTAATGGATTTTAGTAATCAGGCGGATTTTGCATTTGCTATTGGTGGTATGGTTTGTATTGGTATTTATGCTCTTATTAAATTATGTGCAGAAAATGAGCCGCATCACACAAACAAATTTCTTGTAATTGGTATTATTACATTTACTATCTCTTGTGTTACTCCAAGTGCAGATACAATTATGAAAATGTTAATTGCAAATACAATTACATATGAAAATATTGAATCTACAAAAGATAGCACTAAAGAATTAGTCGATTATATTGTAGAGAAAGTAGACGCTATGTACAAAAACGAAGAAGAGGAAAAATAAAATTAAATTGTAGTTGAGGTTTAAAATGAATTATGTGTATCTAATTTGCTATTCAACAGAAGCTGGTACTTACACATCACATATTGCTTATGCTTCAGAAAGAAATGCGGAAATAAAATGTGTGGAATTAATGGGGCAAGATGGGTTAGATTGGTATGTTGTTCGTGTTCCATTAATTTATGAATGATAATGGAGTGAAATAGCTATTATTTGATAAAAGTGAGGTAATAATATGGCTGAACAGTTAAAAATTCTTGAATTATTTGGTGGAATTGGTGCTCCCAGAAAAGCCCTTGAAAATATGGGGTATGACATTAAATCCATTGACTATGTTGAAATCCTGCCATTTGCAGTAATGGCTTATAATGCAATTTTTGATAATGGATATAAACCACAGGATATTTGTTGCTGGAATATGGATGTGGATGTACTGATTCATGGTAGCCCATGCCAGGATTGGAGTAAAAATGGTTTAAATAATGTAAACACAGGTAGATCTATTCTGTATGAAAAAACATTGGATATTATCGGAAAAGAGCTTGTGAGAAAACCAAAAGTTGTCATTTGGGAAAATGTTCCCAACTTGTTATCTGAGGGTAAAAAAGTTAATCATAGAGTTCATCATCAACATTATCTTGATGTGATGGAGGGTTATGGTTATAAAAATTATTATTCTATCTTGAACGCAAGTGATTATGGAATTGCACAAGCAAGAGAACGTCTTTATACAATTAGTATTTTAGATGATGTGGAATTTGAATTTCCTGAAGCGATCCCTCTAACAAAAGATATTAGATATTATCTCGAAAAACAAGTGAATTGGGATGCATATGCATTATCTGATGCTGAACAGGCAATTTTCTTTAAAAACGATAATGGTGAAATGTGTGTAAGAGAAGCAACAAAAACTGGATATAAAGTGGTGGAAGAATATGATGTAATTAATGTAGAGTTTCCTAATTCTAAAACTCGTAGAGGAAGAGTTGGTAAAAAAGTTGCGAAAACTTTAACAACAAATCCTAGACAAGCAATTTATTATGATGGGAAACTTAGAATGCTGACAGCGAGAGAACATCTCCGTTTAATGGGATTTAAAGATAGAGATTATAACCACATGTATAGAAATGGTATCACCGAAAAACAAATTAGCTTCCTTGCAGGCAACAGCATTTGCATCCCTGTATTGGAGGCTATTTTTGGTAAGTTACAGGAAATCGGGGTGATTTAACATGATTAAAAATAAAATGGAAATTCTTCAGGCTTTTTATGAACGATACGCAACTCCATATGTGGTTGGTAAGTGCGTTGGTTTTCATACAATGGATAACAAAATTAGATTCACTTTTTATGATCGTGGATATTTTAATTTGTATGCATGGATTGAAGATGGAGAATTACATATCTCAAACGAAAGAATGGAATCTGTTTTTGATTATGCCGAAGAGAACGGGTTAACAGAATGGGATATCCTTTGTATTAAGTATGGGAAAGAAAAAGCAGCACAAATGACTAGAACAAATCTGGCATTGAAAAATCTAAAAACGGCTTTAGAACATATGAAGTCTGCATGGTATAAATGTGAAACTGCATTCCATAATTTTGATATCAATGTAAATGATTACATTTGTGGAAGCGAAGAAACTAATGATGAATATCCATTTGATAAATCATTTGACGATCTTAGGATTGTAGATTGGGTAGACGGAGCAATTAAGAGAATTGATAAAGATTTAAAATGAGGTGAAATTTATGTTTAAAGTTGGAGATTATGTAAGATTAAATGAAGAATTCTGTAGGGAAGAAGAGAGAAAACTGATTTATATGATTACAGATGTAAACAATGCAACGAAAAGATGTTATATCGCAGCATTGAATACAAATTTATCTATCTTACCACAAGAATTAGTGTCTTTTGAAATGATTAGAAAGGTTGATGAAAAATGATTGGATTAAATACGAGATGTATTTTTAATACCAGCGATGTATATCATCAGCATCATAACGGTAGGGTATGTGTTGTAACTGATAGGATTTTATTTTCAGAAACAGAAGATGTACATTATGAAATTAGATTTGATGATTCAGATAGCATTTATATGGAAATGTGTGTTGTTAAAGAATCTGATTTAATTCCAATTGGAGATTATTTTATGCAACATCCAGAAAAATTTTATACCTTCAAGGGTGGCAGTGGTGTTCCTGATAGATATGCCAACGAAAAATGTTTAATTATAAACAGGGAGGACAAATATAATTGTAAAATTGTATTTGTTAATAATTCAACATGGTATTGTCATTTTAATGATCTTATCGAACCAATTAAAATTACTCATAAGTTATTAAACGATTTAACAAATATTGGGGTAATTTTTCAATAATGAAATAAGAGGTGCAAATATGAAATATGCTTTTGAAAAAGGAAAAAAATATATATACCGTGCAAAGGATCTGGCTGCAGGGGCTCCTGGATGGAGATATGATAATGCAATTTGTGTAGTGAAGTCCTATGATGGTGGCAATAAAGTTTTTGTTGAATTTGAAGATGAAAATACAATGTGGGTTGCGCCACATAGATTAGATTTTCTATACCAAACAATTGAACCAATTTAATTAAAAATGCATCTGAATCTTTATAGACTCATTGATGGTATTATTGATATTCATTGTAAATGAAAATGGTGGTGAAAAAAATGTTTGCGATTGGGCAAAAATGTGTTTTTACATAATATAAAGAGCTTGATGGGAAAGAATGTATAGTTAATAGTAAGCCAATTAAAGATTCAGATGATAGAATTTATTACAAAGTGCTTTTTGAAGGAAATGACGAAAGATGGGCATATGAAAACGAACTGCAGATTGTGAAATATCAAGTCGATGCATCCATGTTTCGATTAATTGATGGTATTAATCAAATTACATATATTTAAAATAGGAGGTATGACTATGAGAACAATTAATGCGGGTGGTTTGTATCGTGTAAAATATGTGCCACATATTTCAAGTGGTGCACCAGAAAGTTTTGATGGTAAGTTATGTACAGTCACAAAAATCGTTGGCTTAGGAGATAAAGCCAAATGCTATGTGAATTGTAGAGGACTTATGGGGTTTTATTTATTCCCAGATGAACTTGCAGAGATTCGAACAGATGAATTAGATGAGTTTAAAATTATTTGTATGCGATTAGAGGAAATGAAGGTGTGTGCAAGATGAGTATTGTTATCGGTGGCAAATATATGATGAAAAAATTTACCGATGATATGCCAAGTGAATACATTAATATTGTAAACAAAGTTGGCATAGTGGAAGATGAACAGGCTATCAATGATGGAAGGAGAATGTTTATTTTGAGATGCAATGATAGGATTTATTGTTTATACGAAGACGAGTTGGTTCCTGTAGATAATAAAGATATTTATAAATTGCTTGATGGTATTAAAAACATTAAATTAATATGAGGTGAAAATATGAATGGTATTGTAATTGGAAACAAATATAGATTTATTGAAAATGATAAATATGGCACATGTATGCCATTGAAATATCACGGTAAAATCTGTAAAGTTGTTGTGGCAGATGGAGAATGGCATGGTGTAGCATCGTATATTGTTCATTTTGAAGATAATGATGTGCCATATTGGGTTCATTATGATGAATTGTATATCGTCGAAACTCCGTATAGATTAATTAACAGTATCAAACAAATTAAAATGTTATAAGGAGAATTGTTATGATAAAAAAAGAAGTTTTTGATAACAAATTTGTATTTTTACGTGGCGAACATCATTGTGGTATTCCTGAAAGATATCGTGGGCAATTATGCACTGTTGTTCAAATTGATGGTTATTCGCATGACAATGATATTATAGGAGAAAAGGCAACTGTTAGTATTCAATTTGTGAATGATGATAATATTAAATGGAGAACATTCTTTTGTGAATTAAAATTGTATAATACAATGAACGCTGATAAAATTCTGAATAGCATAAAAGATAAAATTCATTATTTATAATATGAATAATATTTAAAGAAGGTGATAATTATAAAAGATTTGTGGAATGAATTCATAAATTCTATCGGGTTTGCTTTAACAGCTTTACTTGTTGTAATTGGTTTGCCAGTCGTTTTGTGTTCGCTAATTGAATTTATAACAAATCCATATATTGTATTTTGGGTGTTGTTATTATTATTAATACTTTATATTTTATACAAGTTAGGATATTGCGAATCATCTTGCAATCAAGGAATAATGGATGGCGAATATAAAGATAAAATTGTTGATGAATTACAGTTACATATTTATATGATACCTATTCTTGGAGGGTTGTATCCTCAATATAACAGAGGGACTTTAAAGGGCGAATATACAGCTGATATTGTTATGATGCAATTTTTATTAGCTTTAAAGAAGCGGTGTGAGAATAACCCAAAACTAAAAGATTATTTCTTTAACAAAGATATGATTTATGTTGCTTTTAGAGAAAAATTTTGGCATAAACATAATGATAGTTTTATCCCAGCCAATCTATATAAATATACTTTATTTTTCTTTAAAAGGAATTTAAAGTGTAGCACAGAAGATGCTGAGAGATATTACAAAAAAGAATTGAATGAGATTTATTATAATATTGTAAAAGAATGTCTGGAAACGACCTATTATGGTGTTGGCAAGGTTACACTGAAAGAAGATCTCTCCGGATATACTGTATCGTTTCCATTAAATCTTGTGCCACCATTAGAATGGAAATTTTACAAATTTAAATGCACAGAAGATGAAAAAGAAAAAGCAATTCAAAAAGAATGGGAATATATTTTCACTGCATCTGATAGATTGCAGCAATTTAAAGAGGAGGCTGATAAATATGTGAAAATGCATTTATCTAATGATGCAGAACGTCATCTTTGCAAGGAAACTAATACATCGCTAACTTGCAGGGGAAAATGGAGATTTCCAAGAACTAAAGATTATGATTATAGAAAGGGGATTGGTAATGACGATCAAAACATACAAGTTAATTTACAGAAATGGAATTAAAACATTGGAAGTTATCAAAGAATTTGAATGCAATCTTAAATACGAAAAGATAGAAAAAGATATGTCTGCGGATGAAATGGATAAATTAATTGCCCAACTTGTTGATATATTGAATTTACATTTTGACTTAGGATATATGGTCGAAGAATATTATTACATTGTCGCATTCAATAAGTATGATGAGGTTGTTGGTATTTTTGAAGTGTCTCATGGCATTGATGATTCTTGCCATGCAACACCAAAAGAAATTGTAACAAGATTATTATTAGTTGATGCAAAAAAATGGATTGGATTTCATAATCATCCGAGCCAAAATAGAAAACTACCAATAATCAGTAAAATTGATGAGGAAAATTATGAGTACTTATCAAAAATTTGTGATGAATTTGGTATTGAATGTATAAATGATGTAGTAGTAACTGGTGGTTTATTTAATTATTACACTTCTGATGTAGACGATCAAGATGATGATAGTTTTACGGGGTGGATAAAAGATTATTAAGAAAGGGGGTGGCTCTATGGAAGGGAGAGTTGAGCATAATTTTGCTGTTACCAATAAAACAAAAACATTATTAAAATCATTTGACAGCATTTATGAAGAATATTATAACAGTTTAACCGCAGCAAAAGAGCCGAAAACCATCCTTTATTATATTAGATTGGTTACTAATTTCATGGAATATGCATCTGATGAACGAGGGGTTAGTGATCCGGCAAAAATTAAAAAAGCAGATGTTGATGCTTATATGAATCATCTCAGATATATAAAATCAGGGGATACCGTAAAGCAAACAAGTGACAGTTATCGTGCTACAGTATGGTCTGCGCTAAATTCTTTTTATGGATTTATGGAAAAAAGTGAATACATAGAAACAAATTTTATGAGTAAAGTGGAAAGACCAAAAGTAAAAGATGATGTTCAGCGTATATTTATGACGCCAAAAGAATTGAGGGCAATTGTTAGGAATGCGGAATCTGTAGAGTCTGGTCAAGAGTGGAAAAAAGATTATAAAGGATGGGAAACTCGAAATGTAGTAATTATTCGAATGTTAATTGAAACTGGTATGCGTGTTACTGCATTAACCGAAATCAATTTGCAAGACATTAATTATGAATCAAATGTTGTGAGAGTTATTGATAAAAGGCGTAAAGTTCATGAATACCCTATTAGTAATGATACAGCAGAATATATTAAAAAGTGGTTGGAATATAGAAATAAACTTTTAACCGAAGATAAACAAACGGATGCAGTTTTTATTTCCAATCATAAAAAAAGGATTACAGACAGAAGCATTGAAACAATAGTAAAGAAATTATCTAGCGGTATAGATAAAAAAATAAGCCCACATAAATTCAGGGGATCTTATGCAACAAATCTTTATCATGCAACCGGTGATATCTATTTGGTGAAAGAATGTATGGGGCATGAAAGTGTAAATACAACACAGATTTATGTCCAGCCAGATTCAGAATCCAGGGAAAAAGCATTGGGCATTATGGAAAAAATTCTAAAAAATAATTGACTAAATTTTTTATTATAAATATAATAATGAAGAACAGTATTTTTTAGTTTAGGTATACGGAGAGGTGATCCTATGTACTATAATGAATTGATAAAAAAGAAATATTTAGAAAATTCACAGGAAAATAACGCAAATTATGCAGATAAATTATTTTCTTTTTATGCAAGAATAGAAGAAGAGTTCGGTAAAGATTTAGCTGTATTTTCCAAAGAAGAAATTATAGATACATATTCTAAAATTTCATCTTTAAGTACTTTAAGGAGACACCAATCTGTTTTAAGAAATTATACATCTTTTTATTTATCTGAAACTCATAATCAGGAAAACCAGAATGAATATGATAATATATTGGACGATGAATTGGTACAGATAATCAAATCAAATGCAAATAATAGAATGTATATCTCTAAATGGCAGCTCATGGAAATTTTAGAAGATCTGCCAAACGCTGTAGATAAATTTCTTGTATTGGCACTATATGAAGGTATTAAAGGTGATAATTTTGAAGATATCATCATGATGAAAATGAGTGATATCAATGAAAGAAACAATACAATTAAACTTTATAGTGGTAACACTATTAAAGTTAGTAGCACATTGGTACTTTTAGCGCAAGAAGCTTACTCGCAGAAATACTATAAAGGGATGCAGTCTTCATTTACTATCTCATCAAAACCAGTAACACTTGATAAGAATGAATATGTTTTTAGGGTTAGAGCAAATTCAAAACTTACAGATAATGATACAGAAAAGAAATCTGCAAGAGTATATCAGCGTTTGCTTGCAATTAAAAAATATTTGGGAAATAATGATTTTTCATTATCAAGGATCATGAAGAGTGGTTATGTATATGAATTAAAGAAAATAAAGAGTCAATTTCCGGAATGTGCATGGGAAGATATGTTAGAAAAACCAGGCGTATATGATTTAACAATCAGATTTGGTTTAAATGCGAAAAAATATTATAATACTATCTGGTTATTAAAAGAATATTTAGATTAATAATAGGTGTACCAGTAAAGGTACACCTTTTTATTTTCACAGATTAAACTAAAAAATATTGTTGACAGATTTATACAAAAAGTTTATAATTAATTTAGACTAAAAAATCTTGTTAATTTGTTGTGAAAAAATAGTGTAAAATTTTCTAAAAAGACTATTGCAAAGATTCCGGTAAATGTTATAATAAGTGCGAAATAGAACAAGTGTTCGATAAGGGAGGGATGTTAATGAAAAAACATATGAAAGAAATGGTGAAAAACCTTCTTGAAGAATTTTCAGAAAATGGAATGTCGTTGATCATAAACGTATTTTCAGATTTAGTTAATTTCTCTTATAGTGGCGATATAGAGTTGATTCAAGACTCTGAAGATATGCTTATGGTCAATACTGTAGAATCATGTTTAAGTTTGAATTTTACTGATAATATGACTATTGAAGAATATGAGACAGAATATTCAAAAGCTATTTTATTAAAAAATACATATTCTTCTATAGAAATTTCTGGGGTATAATCCCCAATTTTTTTAAGAAATTCTAAAATAAAAAATATTGTTGGAGGTGATTGTATGAAAAATTTTGATTATGCTGCCACGAATCCTAAAATAGACGATGAGATCATTGATATTATTTCTGAAGTATTAAAAACAAATAATGGTAATCCATCTGCTGTTTATAAAATTGGCAGAAATGCAAAAGAGATTATGGAAAATGCGAGAAGAAATGTTGCGGATATATTCGGATGCCAGCCAGAGGAAATTATTTTTACATCAGGTGGATCTGAAGCAAACAATATGGCTATTAAGGGTGTTGTGTTTGCGTCTACAAACAAAAGAAAGCACATTATTACAACAAAAATGGAACATAAAGCTATTCTTGAAACATGTGAATTTCTTGAAAAACACGGTTTTGCAGAAGTTACATATCTCGAACCGGGCAATATGGAATATATTACTCCCTGCCAATTAGAAGATGCGATTACAGAAGATACAGTGCTGATTTCTATTATGAGTGTTAACAACGAAGTTGGTATTACAAATCCAATATATAGATTATCAGAAGTTGCACACAAACACGGGATACTGTTTCACACAGATGCCGTACAATTTTCTCGTGTCGGTGTTCCTATAGTATGGAAATTAGGAGTAGATTTAATGTCTATATCTGGTCATAAATTTGGAGCCCCAAAAGGTATTGGTGTTTTATATATAAAAACAGGAACACCTATTGAGCCATTAATTCATGGCGGCGGACAAGAGTTCGGTCTTAGGGCTGGCACAGAAAATATTGCTTATATTGTTGCGTTAGGTGAAGCAATAAAAAAATTACCCAAATATGATTTTGCAGAACAATTTAACCAAACAATTCGTCTTCGCAGGAAATTAAAAGATGCGTTTAAAGATGATATTAAATTTGCCAGTGAAAATAGCGATATTGCTGGTATTTTAAATTTTGCGATCAAAGGTGTCCCGGCATCTGAATTACAGGCATTTCTTGATATGAATGATATCTGTACATCTATTGGATCTGCATGTAGTTCTGGCGACCCTAAAGCCTCTCATGTTTTAGAGGCATTAAACATTCCGGAAATAGAAATCCATAATTATATGAGAGTATCAATTTCTGAAACGACAACAGATGATGAGATTGAAGAATTTATTTCGTTATTAAAATTTTACACATCTATGAGATAACAAGGAGTATAGAACAATGAAGAAAAAAGATATCGTAGCAATCAACAAAGCAAAACAGAAAAAATTAAGTGAAATGTCCACAAAAGCACTTGATGTAGTGACAGCGACCATTATGCAATTAACAGCTGTAAACGGAGAGATTGATGAAACAGTCAATGATATTAATGCTACTGTTGACGACTTAACAAATACAAAAACTGAATTAACAAGTCAGAAATCTAAAAACGAAACAATCATTAGTAAGTTTAAAAATTTAATTGGTGAATAAGAGGGTGATATGAATGGCTGAAACATGTTATGTGGCAGTCGTTTGTATGGCTGTTATTGTTTCTATCACATTGGATTTATTGAAAAAGGTTATGAAGAGGTAAACAATGAGGTACATAGAAAATATTGTAATCGGAACACCGGTCGCATCACCAGAGAGTATGTTTGCCATAGATGATGCCGACTGGAAAAATGTAGAAGAAGAAAAAACATATTTTACAGAAGACAGATTTTTACCCAAAATTCTTGTGGATCTTGGTATTTATCCTTCCATTAGCGAGATTAGAAGAAATAGAAAAGACTTAGTTGTAACACTAGATAATGTTTGCTTTATTGATAAATTAAAAGTGAGCAAAAAACGAACAGTTTACATTCTGGTAGGAAAGTGAAAAGAGGTATCATAGATGAAATTTGTTAGACCTAATTGTGAGAAATGTGTACATTCAGAAGTTTGTGGCAAAAAAGTTGATGTTGATATTTTAAAAAATGATATGGAACAAATGAAATATTTTTCTAATAAAGAATATCTACAGAAGTTGTCAATTTTCAGCGTAAAAATTGAGTGTAGACATTATCTCGATGTCACAAAAGTTGCCACAGCTTTAACTTCTAAAGAAGGTGTTGCGAATGTCTGAGTTATGCAAAGAATGCTTCATTGATATTTGGCAACTTTCCGATGAAGAAATTAATCAAATTGTAATGAGTGATGACATTTATTTGTGTGAAGGTTGTGGAGAAGTAAAAGAATATGTATTAGAAATGCGTGGTGATTAAATGAAGGTTGTATTTTTAGATGTTGATGGTGTTTTAAACTGTGGTGAATCAAAATCAAGATGTGGTTGTTTTATTGGTATTGACGATAGCAGGGTAAAGCTTTTAAAAGAAATTATAGAAAAGACTGATGCAAAAATTGTATTAGTGTCTACATGGAAATTTGGATGGGAACCCATTGATAAAGAGGCAATGGACAGAGGTGGTATATACCTTGACAAAAAAATGAAAAGACAAGGGTTAACAATTATAGATAAAACATACGACAGAGGATGGAATAGAGGTCAAGGTATCAATCAGTACCTCGAAAAACATCCAGGGATCACCTCTTGGATTATTCTTGATGATGAAACTTTTGAATATGAAGAAGAGGGGGTAATCTCCCATCTTGTTAAAACAAGTTTTTATAATGATGGTTTACAAGAAACTCATGTAAAAGATGCTATCGCAAGGTTAAATGAAAGTGATGGCACAAAAATTGAAAAGGGAGCTTGATAGATATGATAATTATTGAATTTATCACTAAATCTATTAAGATTGTGTGCTGGTGCATAGCTAGATTTATTGTATGGATTGTAACAGCAAGAGATTGTAGACACTGTAAATATGGCAAACTGGAATCTTGTTATGCAGATGATTATTATAAATGCAAAAAAGCAGATTCGGAAACAAATTCCATGTACGACTACACACAAAATGTTATGGACTGTAAAAATAGTATTCTGAGAAAAAATTTCGAAAGAAAAAATTGATATAACTCATAATTGCAATAACTGAGAGGAGGAATTATATGTTGACATTTCCGTTTTTCTTAATCGTTTGTATGTTGTTTTTGCATGTGGTAGATGACTATTATCTTCAGGGTATTCTTGCAAGCATGAAGCAGCGTGATTGGTGGTTAAAAAATACACCGGAAGATAAACAATGTCTTTATTGTAAAGATTATTTAATGGCATTAGGAATGCACAGTTTTAGTTGGACATTTATGATTATGTTACCATTAACTTTTTATTATCTGATCAATGATGGCGTATGGTTTCCAATGCTATATGTAATCAACACTATTATCCATTTTATTGTTGATGATACAAAAGCAAATAAAAAACGCATTAATCTTATTGAAGATCAGACAATACATATTGGTCAAATCTTATTAACTTGGATTTGGTGTTATGTGATGTATGGAATGTAAGGAGATGGGCTGATGAGTAAAATTAAACCTGTTGAGGGGTATATATACTTTACTGAAACACAGCTTGTTAAATTAGAACATGCAATTGGATTTGATTTTCAATTAGTTAAAAATAATAAATTTATTTCTACTAGAAATTATTTTTCTTGCGAAAGAGTGGACGAAGATTGGGAATACTTATCCGCTGTTGGATATGCAAAACGTATCAACAGAGGAAAAAGGTTCCCTATTTATACAGTGACAAGAAAAGGGAAAAACTTTATACAGCGAGTGACAAATGTAAAAATTATTGATGCGTAACTTGAGGTGTTTATATGGAAAAGTTTAGTTTTAAGCAAGAAATAACCGCAGAACAATTGTTGGACTCTATTAGATGTGTTCATTCAATGTCTACATGCAACATTAAAAAAGTGTTTGGTGTACATATTGATTTTTTAGATAAAGATAGTTACACAAAATATGTTGTAGATAATTTTTCCACAAAAGAAATTATAGAAAAGGTAACAAAATGGCAAGAAGATAGGGTTTTTAATAAAGATGATATTGTGTTGAATTTCGCATCTCAAAAGCTCTATATAGTTACATATATCGATGATTATAAAATCAAATTGATTGGATCTGATGGTGATACTCAATCTCATGATGCAAAAACCTTTTCTAAATGGTTTACAAAAACAGGTAATAAATGTAAATTAGAAAAATTTTTAATGAAAACATTAAAGGAAGATGGTGAGTAAACATGTATAAACAGATTATTATTGCCAGAAAAGATTTGAATATGTCGCCAGGAAAATTAGCAGCACAGGTTGCTCATGGTAGTATGGCGTTTTTAACAAACAGAATCAAAGAGGTTGCAAGAAGAGATTATATGGATGGTTATTATCTTGCAACACTGGCTTTTAATGATGAATTGTTCGACAACTGGATTAATGCATCTTTCACCAAAACAGTATTAAAAGCAAAAAATAAAAATCAATTATTAAAAGCAAAAACAATGGCTGAAGAATTAGGCATGAAAGAAGGAATCGATTTTTTCTGTATTTATGATAATTGCCTAACAGAGCTTGAGCCAGAAGAAGATGGCAGGACGCTAACTGTTATCGGGTTTAAACCTATGGATATAGAAATCATTGATCAGATTGGTAAGAAATATCAGTTGTATATATAAGAAGTATTGGAACGGAATATTGGGGAGTGATTAAATGTTTGAATTAACAGGAAAATATAATACGGCTAAAGTATTTACTAACAATATTGAGCCAGAAGCAATCTCTCAGATTATCGAACTCTGCAACCAGGAATTTGTAAAAGAAAGCAAAATAAGAATTATGCCAGATGTTCATGCTGGTGCTGGCTGTACTGTTGGCACCACAATGACAGTCAAAGATAAGGTTGTCCCTAATTTGGTTGGTGTAGATATAGGCTGTGGCATGTTGACAACAGCGATTGCAGAAAAAGAAATTGACTTAGCAAAACTAGATAAGTTGATTCATGATAAGATTCCGGCAGGATTTAATATCAGAAAGAAAAAACATGATTATTTACGATATACAGACCTCACAAATTTAAGATGTATCGACCATGTAGATATGACAAGAGCAGAGCTGAGTCTAGGAACGCTTGGGGGCGGTAATCACTTTATTGAAGCAGATCGTGACGATGATGGAAATATCTATATTGTCATTCATTCTGGAAGCCGACGCCTTGGTCTTGAAGTTGCAAAGTATTATCAAGAAGAAGCGTATAGATACCTTAACGGCTCTACAAAAGAAGATGCTGAGAAATTAATTGCAAAACTGAAATCTGAAGGTAGACATAGAGAGATCGAATCCGAGTTGGCAAAATTAAAGAATGTTAAACGAACCAGCGTTCCAAAACACCTTGCTTATCTGGAAGGAAAGTTATTACAGGATTATATTTGGGATATGAACATTGTTCAGAAATATGCAATGTGGAATCGCTGTGCAATGATGGATGAAATCATTGATGGCATGAATTTGACAGATATTGGTTCTTTTACAACTATTCACAACTATATTGCACCTGAAGGCGGAGACAGAATTATCTTGCGTAAAGGCGCTGTGGCAGCGTATGAAGGTGAATGGTTATTAATTCCTATTAATATGAGAGATGGTAGTTTGATTTGTGAAGGCAAAAGTAATCCAGAATGGAACTATTCTGCTCCTCATGGTGCTGGTCGTATTATGAGTAGAAGTCAAGCGAAATCTACTTTTAAAATGGATGATTACATTGCAGAAATGAAAGATGTATATACAACTTCTGTTTCTACAGACACTTTAGATGAATGTCCTATGGCATACAAGAATATGCAGGAAATCATTGATAATATCGGTGATACGGTAAATGTGTTGAAAGTAATTAAACCGATTTATAATTTCAAAGCTGGTGGAGAGTAAAGGAAAGGTGTCTCAATGTTTCGGAAAATATTTACAGGCAAAAACAGCAGCACAGTGGTAGTCGATGGCAAAACTTATGAAGTCGAAGGCAATAACATTATGATTCGCAACGGCAAAATTATTGTTGATGGTAAAGTAATCAATGATGAAAAAGTCGGTGTTTCTAAAGTGATTGTTACAGGAAATTGCGAAAGCATTAATTGCGATGGCTCTGTAGAAATAAACGGCGATTCTGGCAGGGTTAAATGTGGAGGTAGTTGTCATATTGGTGGAAATGTCACTGGTGGTGTTTTTGCTGGTGGATCTGTAACCTGTGGAAATATTGAAGGCGATGTTCTTTCCAGTGGAAGTGTAATAGCTAAAGGATGATATAAATGAAAGAAGTGATATAATGAAAAATTTTAGAGCATTTGCTGATGAAAATTATGATTATTATGAATTAACAGAAAACTTGGGTTACAACAATTCTGGATACGGCATTCATAAATATCTTCTTCCAAAAGGTGCAATTTTTGTACATGATAAGCACGATCAAGTACATGGTTCTATTGCAGATGGTTGTTTAACGCTTTGTTGGACTCCAGATGGTAATTGTTATGGATGTTTGGGAGGCGAAGGGTTACATTTACACGCAGCATTCAAGAGAACATCTATGTTTAAATTAGTAAAAAAAGGAAAAAGCGCAATGATTGCAGAGGTTGAACATGTAATCGAGGATTTAGAGAAAAAATTGGAAGAAGCAAAAGAGAAATTAAAAGAAATGAGGGAATAAAATGTCATACATTTATCAACGCCCTTTACATGGGAAAAGCATTGGAGTGGTTTTTGGCTCTTTTGCACCATTACATAAAGGTCATATTGATTTAATTATGAAGGCTAAAAAAGAAAATGATGGTGGATGTATCGTTATTGTATGTGGTTATGATGGCGACAAAGGTGAACCTATCATTCCCCACAATAAAAGATACAGATATGTAAGAGAATATTTTAAAGACGATGAAATGGTTGCGGTGTTCCCTGTAAACGATACAAAAATTGGGGCAAATGCGTATCCAGATGGATGGGAAGTCTGGCTAAAAGAATTTTTTAATATCTGGAATGTTGCTGTGACACCGGTATCAAAAGAAGCAAAAAGAGTATGGTATGTCGGAGATCCTAATTATCATTTTGACCTTGAGAAACGTGGTGAATGTGCAATTCTCGTAAATAGAATGCTAAATCCAATTTCAGCAACAATGATTAGAGCTAATCCTTATAAATATTGGGATATGATGGCTTATACATTTCACGGAGCATTTAGTCACAACATTCTAATTACTGGTACTGCAAGTGAAGGGAAAACAACATTAGTAAAAGATTTGGGTAAATATTTTAATACAACATATAGTCATGAGATGCCAAGAGATTATATGGAGGAAATGTGCGTTCATGATACCGAATTAGACGCAGTTGATTTTCTCTCTTTTCTTCAGGGGCAATACAATCTGAATCGTAAAATGATTAATTCCCCATTAAATAAAGGCGTATTTTTTGCAGATACAGATGCTCTGGTAACGCAAATGTATGCAAAATATTATGCTATGGATGATACATGTAAAATGACAAAAGATGATTATTATATGGTGGTCTCTCATGTCGCACATGCATTAACTAAACGCAGTAGATGGGACAAGATTTTTGTTTTAATTCCTCATGGTAATTTTGTGAATGATAATTCACGCTATATGGAGCATAGCGGTATGAAAGAAAGGATGGAATTGTATAAAATTCTTGAATCTTTTCTTATTGCTCATGGGTTAATGGAAAAGGTAACAATTTTAACAGGAGATTATTATGAGAACTATCTTGCAATTAAGGAATATACGGAAGGGGTGTTAAATCATGGGTAAAACAAAAGATATCTTAAAAAGTGAATTTGTTAATGGTTATACAACCTTTGATAAATTATTTATGGGGATCATGGTATTAATGCAAATCATTGTTTTTGCAATTACTCCTGATTCGCCTATTGCGATTATCGCCGGCATTAGTGGTGTGATTTCTGTTGTGCTTTGTGCTAAAGGAAAAATTTCCTTTTATTTTATTGGCTTCATTCAGACGATTACATATTTAATTCTGTCTTGGCAGAATCGATTTTATGGAGAAGTAATTGAAAATGTATTTTACCTTGTAACAATGGTGTGGGGAATTTTTATTTGGAAAAAACACTTGAATACAGATGATAGTGGTTCTACACAGGTTGACGCTTTGAAATTTACACCAAATCAATGGATTGCATCTAGTGTATTAATTATTATTGCCACCATTGTTATGGGGTGGATGCTTACAAAGATTGGGAGCAATCAGGCATATACAGATGCAGCAACAAATGTAATTGCGATTTTTGCTCAATTATTAATGGTAAAAAGATATAGAGAGCAGTGGCTGTTCTGGATTGTAATTGATGTACTTTGCATTAAACTATGGGCTGTAGCAGGAAACTGGTCTATGGTAGCAATGTATATTGGATGGACGGCAAATTGTATTTATGGTTGGAAAAACTGGAGTGAATCTGTATCTTATAGAAACGATGAAAAACTAATGGTGATTAGGGAGGTATAACATGAAGCTAACTGTAAACTACATCAAAAATTGTAAGCCGGTAGATTCAAGATTACTGGAAAAGATTGATGAAATTTTAGATGAAATTTCAACATTAGATAATGAAACTAATCCAGAAGAATATTTTGGATTTGAATTAAATGGTATTAAATATGATGTATTTCAAATCGATCAAACAAGATGGAGTGATGAAGGAAAATATCAGTATAGACAGGATCTGTATCAGTTAGTGTCTTATGATGATTCTATCAGACCTTATGTTTGCGACAAAAGTATTGTAAACTGTTTTAATTGTTTCTTTGAAGTAGCTGTAACACGGTCTGGATCGTACTTTAGCGACTATATGTATTGGTATGAGAAACCAGTTATGAAATTCGGTAAAATAAAACATATTCCTGAAGTAGTAATTCCTGAACATGATGAATATGAACTAACAGAAACATACATTATTGATTGCAGAATGTGTGATAAATTAAATGAAACAGGTGATGCATGTAAAGTGTACGGAAGTGATCCGAAAATTGCAACAGAAAAATGTACGACAGATGGCTTTAAAGAATACTATGTAAATATTGAATGAGGTGAAGCTATTGAAAAAAAGACCGTTAAATAAAGGGAACCGTGTTGTTGTAATCAGTGACTGTAATAGCTATGGTGAACATGGGAAAATTATTGATGATTCTTGCGCTTATAGCGGGCATCATTATAGGCATGTAAAAGTTCGCCTTGATAATGGTAAAAGCTCTAACTATAATATTGGATCTTTGATTCATGAAGATGAATACAATGATAAAGGATATATAAAAGCAGAGGGGGAAGATATTATGACAAATAATTACGAATATGTTGCTAGAGTACAGTTGATGGAAGATGCATATAAAAGGGATTATTACTTTGCATTGTATCCAGGAGATGTAGAAAAGGTTTCTGAATATAAGCCCGGCGAAGAAATTGATACAATGGTAATTGTAAACGCTAGGGGAGAAAGCAAGAGACAGATTGCATTTGTAAAAGAGATTATCTCAGCCGCTGAATATGGTAAAGATGTAACAGCGCAGGTTGTAGGGGTTGTTAATATGCATCCTTATTACCATAGAAAACATACAGAAAGTGTTGTGGCAGCAATTGAAAAACAGAGAGCTGTTATTGAGGCTGCACTGCAGGCAGAAATTGCAAAAAGAAAAACGATTGAGTATTATGAAAAAATCGCAAAAGAATATCCTGAAATTGGTGATATGGTCAAAGATCTAAAAGCTCTGGAAGAACAAAAAGACAAGGTAATCACTAATGGTTAAATTGTTATATAAACCAACGGCTTTTAAATGTAGTTGTAGTAACTGCGGTGCGGTACTACAATTTGAATATACTGATGAAAAAAAGGTGTTTGATATGTATTCTGGAGAATATTATATAGTAACATGTCCAAACTGCTGCGCAGATGTGAAAACCAGAGATAATTCAGATGATTATAGAACACCAATTTTTCTAAAAGATTCTGATATTAAAAAGGAGGAAGAAAATGAATAACCCTCTATTAAAAACAAAACTAACGGGAAAAGAAAAATCGAAATTGTATGATTGTATAGATAAGAACGGAAAATTATATATTTCCATCAGCGAAGATGATGTATGTATGATTAATACGGATACGGATACAAGAGTAGTTTCATTTGGAGCATTAACACCTGAATTGATGCAGGATATTCTTAGATTTTGTGGTATATATTGCAAAGTTGATAATGCAACTTAAAATAATTCTAAACTAAAAAATATTGTTGACCGTGGGACATACAAATGCTATAATAAATATGTAACCCAAACAAAACATTTTTTTTAATCACTATTAAACTAAAAAATATTGTCAGGGGGTAAAACTATTTATACTCATGATGAACCTCCCCTGTGTTTTTTGAGAGAGTTTTCATGTGAGAAATGTAATGCATTTCAATCGTATGACTCAGATGAATGTAAATGGTTAGATTATGGCACTTATAGTGTGAAAGTCACAAAATGCAAGCAGTGCGGATGTGTGCATGTGATTCGCTATGAGGAGTCGTCAGGGTTATATGTAAACACAGATGGACGGTAGTACGATTATTAGAAAGGAAGAAAAGGAAATGAGTAATTAGTTCAGCAGATTAAATGCAGTCGGAATGAGTGAAAAAGAAAAGATTAAAAATAATCTAACTTATATCGACTGGGCTTCTGTTTGGGGTGAGATGAAAAAAATCTACCCAGACGCTAATTATGAAATTCACAGAAACCAAGATTTTAGACCTTGGTTTGATGATGGTAGATCCGGCTGGGTAACAGTTACTGTATCTGTACCTTACGAAGAAGGTAAAATTGTATCCCATACTGTTGATCTTCCAATCATGGACTTTAAAAACAAATCCATCGATGCAGAGAAAATTACATCATTTGATGCAAATAAATCCTGGCAAAGATGTTTGGTAAAAGCGTGTGCAATGCATGGTTTAGGTCTGTATGTATACGCAAAACTGGAAGATACAGAAGAAAATATGGAAATTCTAAAACTTAGAAGTGAATGTATGCAACTGATTTCTGCAAAAGCAAAAGACTCAAAAGATGAAGTAGCAAGAATTTGTATTGAAGCAGATCCAGAGGCGAATGGCGACCCTAGATTAATGAATGATGTAGAAACTCTGAGAGCGCTAGCAAGAAGGCTAAAAGCAATCAGGGCAAAGAAATAATGGAGGTTTAATTTATGTTTTCTAATGGAGCTTATGCAACAATTTGGGAAGTAAAAGAAGCGGAAAAATATTGCGATGTAAGAATTAGTACAAGCAAAAAAGTTGGAGATAAAAAATATGAACAGGATTTTTCTGCAAATGTAAGATTTGTCGGCAATGCCAAAGAAGTTGTTAGAGGCATGAAAGAAAAAGACAGAATTAAAATCATCAACTGTGGTGTAAGTAATCAGTATAACAAAGAGAAAAAACAGCTGTACACAAATTATGTTGTTTTTGAATGTGAGAATGTTACTGGTGGTACAACAACACCAGCTGTAAAACCAGCAAAAGATGATTATAAGCCACTGGAACCTATTACAGATGAAGATCTGCCATTTTAATTGATGAAAGGGGGAAATTTGTGTGAGCGATATCGCTGCAAATTATGAAAGATACCTTAACCTTTGGCGTTCAGTAAAAAGAGACGGTATCAATGAGGTTATTAATTTTATTGAGAAATCAGATATGAAAACGGCTCCAGCAAGCACAAGATTTCACTCTGATTTCGAAGGCGGTTTACTTGAACATAGTTTAAATGTATATGACTGCTTGGTCGCAAAAAAAGAAGCCCCAATCTGGAAAGATAAATTAAAAGATGTTTCTGAAGAAGCAATGATTATCACTGCATTGGGTCATGATTTTTGTAAATTGTATTTTTACAAAGAAGGTACAAGAAATGTAAAAAATGAGGATACAGGAAAATGGGAAAAAGTACCTTTTTATTCCATTGAAGATAAGTATCCACTCGGTCATGGTTCTAAGAGTGTTATTTTCTTGCAGATGTTTATGAAATTAACAATGGAAGAAATCATGGCAATTAATTGGCATATGGGGTTCTCAGTTCCTAAAGAAGAATATTCATCCGTTGGAAAAGCGTTTGAAAAATATCCTCTTGCTCTGGCACTGCACGAGGCGGATCTGGAAGCTACTAATCTGCTTGAAGCAGATGGCTAAAGAATATACATGTGGATTTAAATATTGCTCACATGAAAATAAAAAAGTGCCAGAGGGTGAGGCAATAAAGTCCGGTACAAGGTATTTCCATAAAGATTGTTTACGAGTAAGAGATAATATGGATGCTGTAAAACGTATTTATTATGAAAATATTAGTAATACGGTTGTTATAGCACAATTGGTAAAAGTCATTCAAACCATTGTAATCAACAAAGGTGTTGATTCTGAATTTCTGTTATTTGCAATTAAATATGCAGTCGCAAAAAAAATGACAATTAGAAGCCCATACGGATTACATTATTTAATTGATAATGCAATGATAAAAAATGCGTGGAACGCAAAACAAGCAAAAGAAGAAAAACAGAAAATTACTGAATTAGCTAAGTTACAACCGAGAGAATCTGAAGTGACTTTTACAGTTGCAAAAAGAAAAAAAGAAGGTTTTGATAGTATTTTTGGAGGTGGTTAATTTGGATACAAGAGAAATTTGTGATATTCAGGCGGAAAGCGGTGTCATTGCAACTTTGGTTTATCATCCAGAATATATCCTTCATTCAGAATATTTAAAAGCCGGGTATTTTTCAAGTAAGGATAATGGTTGTATCTACTGGGCGATTAATGAACTGTTTAAAAGAGGCATTGATAATATTGATGCTTTCAACATTTCAAATATGATTGCCAGTCATCCTGCGGTGCAAAGAACAATTGATCAATATAATATGCCAGCAATTCAAGAATTTATTGATATGTGTGATGAAGTTGCTAGACACAGCATCGAAGAATACACAATGCTGGCAAAAGCTGTTACAACATATGCTTTCAAAAGAGATTTGATGAAATTAACAACTGAAGTTGAAGCCAACTGCAGAAATAGGGCAATTGGTTTAGGAGAATTAAATGATGTTGTTTTTAAAAAATTAAATTCTCTAACAGAAAAATATATCGTATCAAGTGAAATTAAAATGTTTGGTGATTCTTCAGAATTCTTATGGGAAGAAATCTGCGATAGAAGAAACGACAGTGGTACTTATGGTATACCTTCTAAGTATGAATCACTGAATGAATATTACACATATGAGCCTGGGGAGCTTGTTGTGGTACAGGCAAAGTATAAGCAAGGTAAAAGTGTTTTCCTGCTAAACGAAACTGTACATAAATTAAAAAACGGTGTGCCAACACTTGTTGTAGATACAGAAATGTCTGACAGATTGTATATGGAACGTCTAGTGTCACATGTTTCTGGTATTGAAGTTAAGCGAATTAAAAATGGTAGATATACACCAGAAGAAGGAGAACGTATTAGAGAAGCGAGAGAATGGATTAAAAAACAGCCATTTGTTCATATCTACGATCCAGATATGACAGATGAAAAACTTTATTCTATTTGCAAAATTCTTAAATATAAAATGGACTTACAGTTTGTTGTATATGATTACATCAAAAGTAACGAAACATCTTCTTCTGATAATTACAATATTCTTGGTGCGAAATGTGATTTTCTTAAAAACAATATTGCCGGTGATTTAAACTTGGCTGTTTTATCTGCGTGCCAGCTAAACAGAAATGGTGAAGTTGCCGACTCTATGAAAATCAACAGATACCTTTCCGTTGGTATTAAATGGTTTATTAAAACACAAGAACAAATTATGCGTGATGGTTCTGACTGTGGTAATGCTGGATTAAAAATCTATGTAAATAGACTTGGACAGCAGATGCCAGAGGATGACGAGTTTGTGTATATCGACTTCTTTTTTGAAGGAGACACGATGAATATTACAGAGGCAAAACAACATTTAGACGAAGAAACTCCGTTTGATTAATTGAGAGAGGGTGGTGAGATGACGGCGTATGATCCTAATGTATTAGAGGAAATTGAAAAAAATGTAGATTTACTTGAATATGTTTCCCGAAATATAGAAATGCGTCAGCAGGGGGCTGAGTATTTTGGAAGCTGTCCACTTCATGTTGATAAAACGCCGTCTTTCTCAATTACGCCATCTAAAAATAAATTTTATTGCTTTTCCTGTGGTAATGGTGGCGGAATTATATCTTTTTTGATGAAGTATGAGCAAATGTCTTTTGACGATGCGGTTCAAAAAGCAGCTAAACTTGGAAACATTGATATGAGTAAAATGTGTCAATCACAGACAGTTGCATTCCTGAGAAACATCAAAAAACATAAAGCGAAAAAGACTTGTGTTACACATGACGAAGTTGCAATTACCGAATGGAATAAATATATGGTCGGAGAAGTAACGGAATGGATTTCAGAGGGGATCAGACAAGAAGA